GATTTCAGACAGGAAGCTGCATAGCAAAAGCGACCAAGATTCCTCTTAGTCGCTTTGCATAGATTTTCTTTTGAATCTTTGTCTAACTTTTTGGGGTCAGTTCAAAGATAAAATATCAATCTTTATTTTTCAAATAGAAAATAGTATACAAATTTTTGAAGACCGTTTTGTCTGGTATCACGAAACACGTGATACTGCACAAAGCGGTCTTTTTTTGTTTCCGGCAGAGATGAAAAAGACTGCTTCAAAATACATTGCGGAGGAAGAATATGAAGAAGTTACATTTTAACAGCACACTGAATCACAAAGCATCGGATTACAAGCCTTGTGAAATCTGCGTGGAAAGGGTCGTCACGCTCTATGGCAGAAGCTTTGAGGAATTGAAAAATCATCTAATGCATGATGATCCGTACATCGTTGCATATCGTGACCTTATGTACACGGAGGGTGATACGGCACATTGTCTGTTGTTTGTGGACTATGACAGCGGCGATGGAGTACTGGTGGAGTCCGAAGGCAGCAATTACGCCAGAAAATCACAGTTTATCCCCAACGCAAGAGCACTGCTGGAGAGCAATGAAATGACCGCAGCTGAAACAAGGCTGCATAACGATTTGAAAAAAATTGCCGACAAAGTTGCGGAGCTTGCCCATTGTGGTGAAATAAGCCTCGCATTTGACGAACTGCTGGCAGAATCCGATCTGGATGTAAAATCCGTTCTGCGTGATGCGGTAACAGCAATGCTCCGAGAACGTGAGGACATTCAGATGGCAGAAAGTCAGTCCATCGAAGTTCCCTTTCAGCCGGATATCACGGTAGAAGCGAAACCGACACAGGAATTGACATTTTACTGTCCGCTAAAAATTGTCAGAGAATCGGAAGAACCTGATTACGAATGGGACGAGGAAGTTACAGAGGAAGATTTTGAGGAAATTCCGTCTGCATATGCCGAAGGCTGTGTGGATGAGATCAACGATTTTATTCGGAATTGCGAAGAACCGGATGAAGAACACCGTGGATTGATGGCTTACTATTACGATGATCCTGCCATTCGAGAAAAAGTTTTCTCGGCGATTCCATCCGTCAGAGATGTTAACGGCGAACTCGTAGGCGTATTTGAATGTGAAATTTCCGGCGAACTGACAGTAAGTGAACTGGAAGATTTACGCAGCTATCTCACTGGTCAGGCAAGCGATGGTTGGGGCGAAGGTCTTGAACAACACGGCGTTAAAACCGCTGATTTTGGCGAGATTTATGTAAGTTTTTGGAATGACAGCAACGACTGGTCGCTGCAGACAGAAGAAGAAATGGGATTGTCTCAGGCTGAGAAACACACGGAAGAACCCAGCATGGGCATGACGATGTGAAAGGAGCAGCTATGTTTTATAGCAGAGATAAAGTGGAACAACTCCGACAGAGGTATCCGGAAGGCACGAGGATTTGCCTTGACAGCATGGAAAATGATCCCCGACCGATTCCGTCAGGCACAAAGGGGACGGTAATTACAGTAGATGACGCCGGTCAATTATTCATGAAGTGGGACAACGGGTGTTCCCTTTCGCTAATCCCCGGCGAGGACAGATTCCATGTGATTCAGCCGGAAGAAAATTTGTCGGAGGAAATGCAAGAAACTGAGAATCCCTCAGAAGAACTTGAAATGCATATGTCTATGTAGGCGGTTTGATTTGAAAAAACTGAACTGTCTTTTTGCCCAAATGAAAGGAAAAGGTGAAAATGATTCGATATTTTGAAAGCTTCGCAGGCATCGGCGCATTCCGATCGGCATTTGAAAAAATGGGCGGATTTGAATGTGTAGGCTGGTGCGAAATCGACCGATATGCGCAAAAGGCTTATCGAGCCTTGTACGACACAGGAGGAGAAAAGTTTTATGAGGACATCACAAAAATCGATTACGGAGGTATGCCGGATTTTGATCTGCTCGTTGGCGGACCATGCTGCCAATCATTTAGTGTCGCAGGGCGCAGACTCGCTTTTGCGGACGACAGAGGAAACCTCTTTTTCAACTATATCCAAATCCTTGAAGCCAAGCGACCTCGCTATTTTATTGCTGAAAATGTACCCAATCTGTTGGGAATATCGCAGGGGGAATGCTACAGAATTATCCTTGAAAAGATTTCAGAACTGGGGTATCGTATGTGCTGGCGTGTGCTTAACAGCTCCGGTTTCGGAATACCACAGTCAAGACGAAGGCTGTTCCTTGTCGGATATCTTGGAGACAGATGTCCCGCCGAAATACTGGCTTTCGGAGGAAATGATGCGGAAAATTGCGGCAAAGGAAAAACTGAACAGCTGATCGGCGGCAGTCAGGGTTCGAGGGTGTATTCCGCAAACGGCATAGCGGTTACACAGTGCAGCGGTTCAGGCGGCATGGGAGGTAAAACAGGACTTTATTTTATAGACTGTAATCCAAGTCCTCAAATGACGGACGCAGCAAGATGTATTACTGCAAGGCAGAACAGCGGAATAAGTCATCACAGAGGTGAACATTCCGCTGTTTTTGTGGATGATGCGCCGAGAGCCATTCTCAATCCGTTTAAGGAGCATACCCGTCAGAACGGCAGAAGAATCAAAGAGCCCAACGAGCCGATGTTTACACTTACGGTGACAGACAGGCATGGAATTGTTCACAGAGGACGGATTCGTCGGCTTATGCCTGTGGAATGCTGGAAATTACAGGGGTTTCGCAAGGATCAATTTGAAAAGGTTGCGGCAACGGGAATGTCCGACGCTCAGCTTTACAAACAAGCCGGAAATTCGATTACGGTTGCGGTTGTTGAGGCAATTGCAAGAAATTTATTGAAATTTGACGAGGAGGCAAGCCGTGGAAAATATCATTAAAATTTTTGAGAGTGAAGAGTTTGGCAGAGTCAGGACAGTGATAAAAAACGGCGAACCGTGGTTTGTTGGAAAGGACGTTGCAGTTATTTTAGGGTACTTTGATGTCAACAAAGCTGTTGCAATGCATGTTGATAATGAAGATAAAAAACTCAACGACAAAACGTCGTCGAGTTTTGGTCAGCGTGGCGCAACGCTAATTAATGAAAGCGGTTTGTACAGCCTTATTCTATCAAGCAAAATGCCGAGAGCCAAAGAGTTTAAGCGATGGGTTACCGCAAATATTCTGCCCACTTTAAGACGCACCGGCGGCTACGTTGCCAACGAGGATATGTTCATCGAAAACTATCTCCCTTTTTTGGACGAGCCGTATCAAAATCTGTTCCGTTTGCAGATGATGGCGATTAACAAGCTAAACGAACGAATCTGCCACGACCAGACATTAGTGGAGTTTGCCAATCAGGTGTCAAACACAGAAAATCTGATTGACATGAACGCCATGGCAAAGCTTGCGGTGGAAGAAGATATCCCCATCGGCAGGAATCGGCTGTTCCGTTGGCTGCGGGAAAACGAGATATTGATGTCAGGAAATTTGCCGTATCAGAAGTACATCGACCGAGGGTATTTTGCGGTGAAGGAGTCCGTTTTTGAAACGGATTCTATGTGCAGAACTTATCAGCAGACGTTTGTTACTGGCAAGGGGCAGCAATACATCATTGGCAGACTGAAAAAAGAATTCTGCAATGAAATTTAACTGTTCAGGGGGGTGAAATTATGCTTGGATTTATCACAGGACTGCTTTTGGGCGGAACATTGGGTGCTGCAGTAATGGCGCTGTGCAATGCCGCCAAAAGTGCAGATGAGGAAATGGAAACGAAAATAAAGTAAGGTAAGGTCGTTTTGCCAGTGACGGAAGCTATTCTGTGATTTGCAAAGCGACTTTCTTTCTGTCATTGGCAAACGGCAGAAAGGCGTTACATGAATAGCTTTATGTCATGGGTAGGCGGCAAAAAGGCACTCAGGGATGCCGTACTTGCAAGATTTCCGCCATATTATGAACGGTATATCGAGGTTTTCGGCGGTGCAGGCTGGGTGTTGTTTCACAAGCCGTCCGACAATGATTTTGAAATATTCAACGATTTCAACAGCAATCTGATCAACTTATATCGTTGTGTCAGGAACAAGCCGAACAAGCTGAAATACAAGCTGCAATACGTGCTGAATTCCCGTGAGGATTTTAACTGGATTGTAAGCTTACACAAGCGAGGATTATTTCCGAAATTTTGTGATATTGACCGTGCAGCGAAGTTTTACCAGCTGATTCGGTACAGTTACGCCGCCAGTCTGGACAGTTTTGCTTGTCAACCGCATTCCATGTGGAGTGATTTTCCGCAAATTGATATGGCGGCAAGGCGGCTGCAAAAGGTTGTCATTGAAAATCGTGATTTTGAAAAGCTCATCCGGCAGTATGACCGCCCGGTGAGCTTTTTCTATTGCGATCCGCCGTATTTTGCGACGGAGAATTATTACAAGGATGTGGGATTTACAAAGGCAGATCATATTCGGCTGAGGGATACATTACTACAGATTTCAGGAAAATTTTTAGTTTCCTACAACGACTGCCCGGAAATCAGGGAACTCTGGAACAGACCGGGCATTGCCATAGAGGAAATCAGCAGACTGAACAATCTGGTGCAGCGATATGAGGGCGGCTGCATGTACAATGAACTGTTGATTTCCAATTACGATACCAGCGAGAGAGCAAAAATGACAAGGCAACTCTCTCTTTTTTGACGATGATGGAGGAATTGATGTATGAAAAAAGTGATTTTTTCGCAGATTTTAGCCGGAAACGGTGTGACAAATTTCAGCGGGCTGTTTGACGAAAATGGCCTGCCGGTGCGTGTGGAACTGGAGAAAAATGCGGACGGCGTCGTCCTTACCGTTCTGCGCAGAGAATTATCGGAGGACGAACAGCAGGAAATCTGCATGGATTATGAACACTGCCAGGATTGTCCGCTGTGGGAACAATGCGATGCGGAGTGTGATGAAATATGATCCTTGATTGGTTCTGTACAAAAATTCGTTCGCCGACTTTTTCGGTAAGGTTCAGCAACAAAAAAACGCATTACAGCACGTATTTTCGTGCTTTTTGAAAGGAAGTTTGTATATGTTCAAAAACAAAATATTGAAAAAACTGGGTGCAGGTCTGATGGCAGGACTCTGCGCTTTTTCTATGCTGGGAACAAATTTCAATAGTTCGTTTGGTGCGAGTGCGGTAAGCAGTTCCACTGAAAATGTTGCATTTCCGTCCGCCGATACGGTTATCGCAAAAGCGGCAACCCTGCTGGGAACGCCTTACACCTTCGGGAACAAAGGTTATTCTGGTATCTACACCCAGGGCGCATATGCGCCGCTGTCCGTCAGCACGATTAACAGTCTTGGTATCGACTGTTCCGGACTTGTGTACTACACGCTGACCCAGCTGGGGTACAGTACATCGGGATTTTCGTGGAACAATCCCGTTCCTGTGGACACAGCACATTGGCTGACGGTCAGTGACAGCTGTACGATTACCTACGGCGGAAAGACTTCCAACATTGACATTGAAAAACAGAACGTCAAAACGGAGGAGCACCCCTACTGGGAATGCGCCGACGGCTCCACCATCACGGCTGGTTCGGTGGTTGTGGCGGAGACAAAAAACATCAACCATGCTTGGATTTACATGGGCGAATTCAATTCCCGAAACGATGTGGTATCCTATCTGAAAAGCATCGGCGTTCCGGAAAGTCTGATCACTTCATCAACAGTTGGTAGTGGAAATGGCAATGGCGGTACCCACTGGCGCATCGAATCCAATGGTTCCCAGGGCGTTGTCATCAACAACAATACGGACGGAAAAAGTGCAACCGCGCTGAATACTTCGGCTTTTCGTATCACGCAGAATGATGCAACCTTCCGTATCAAAAAGTGTCTCGATGGAACATCCCAAATTGTTGGTAAATCGACGGTTGACGGCAGCACGGCGAAGTACGGCGTTTACGCCGATTCTGCATGCAAAACTAAAGTCGGAGAAATTACGATTGGCGCAGATGGTACAGGTTCGATAAAGCTGCCTATGGGGAGTTATTACGTCAAGGAAATTTCTGCTCCGAAGGGCTATGCGCTGTCAACAAAAGTTTACGAACTGAAAGCCAATCAGACCGTGACCGTGTACGAGGACTATGAAACTGGCTCTATCAAAATCAACAAGACCTCTGAGGATAATGTTGTGAAAGATATCGAATTCAAGGTGACCGGTTCGGACGGAAGTTCGTATACGGAAAAGACCAATTCCAGCGGCGTTGCGGAATTTTCTGGACTGAAAGTGTACAATTCCAGTACAGGCAAGGCGATCACCTACACCGTTTCCGAAATCAATGTTGCCAGTCGTTATGAAACGCCAAAGGCACAGAACGTGACGCTGGCAAACGGCAATGTGGATTTAACAGTTAACCTGACTTTTATCAATGACCTGGTGAAGGGCAATCTCAAAATTAACAAGCAATCGGAGGACGGCGAAAACGGCGACCGTGAATTTACGATCGCAGGCGGCGGCAAAACTTATACCATAAAAACAGGCTCTGACGGCATTGCCATACTTTCTGACATTCCCGTCTATGACAGTAATAACGAAAAGATTGTCTACACCATTTCTGAGAAGAATGTGCCGATAAAATACGTTGTTCCTGCTGATCAGACGGCTACGCTGACGGCTGACGCTACCACAACGAAAACGTTCCAAAATGTGCTGAAAAAATTTACTGCCGAGGTTGTCAAAAAGGATGCAGAAACCGGTTCCGCACAGGGTGACGCCACACTTGCAGGAGCAGTTTACGGATTGTATCTGGATGGCGATCTTGTGGACACCTATACCACTGATTCGGAAGGATATTTCAAGACAAAGGAATATGTTTGCGGCAATTATACGCTTCAGGAAATCTCGCCGTCCGAAGGATATCTGCTGGATGAGACGGTGCATTCCGTTGGCGCAGAAGCCAAGAATTATACGGTGGAAAGCAATCTGATTCCCGTTGCCGTGACCGAGGATGTGGTAAAGGGAAACATCTCCATTTTGAAGCATTCTGATGATGGCAGCACGCAGATCGAAACACCGGAAGTCGGCGCTGAATTTGAGGTTTACCTCAAGAGTTCCGGCAGTTATGACAATGCTGCTGAAACAGAGCGCGACTATCTGACTTGTGATGAAAATGGATTTGCACAGACAAAAGATATGCCATACGGCGTGTACACGGTGCATCAGACAGCCAGTTGGGAAGGTACGGAGTTGATTGCGGATTTCGATGTGTACGTCAGTGAAAACGGCAAAACCTATGCCTTCCTTATGAACAACAGAGAATTTGAAAGCTATGTAAAAATCGTGAAAGTGGATTCCGAAACTGGAAATACCATTCCCTACGAGGGCGCAGGATTTGAGATTTACGATTCTAACGGCGAAAAGATTTCCATGTCCTACAGATATCCAACGCCAACCACAATAGACGTATTCTATACTAATTCCGAAGGCTATCTGATCACACCGGAAGTTCTTTCTTACGGAGAATACACGCTTGTGGAGGTTCAGGCTCCCTACGGGTATGTGCTGGACAGCACTCCTGTGTCCTTCACAATCTCCGCTGAAAATGCAGAGGAAGAAAACGCTTTGACAATCGTGAAAGTCAACAAGGAAAACATCGCTCAGAAAGGCAGAATCAGCGTTCAGAAAACCGGCGACAGCTTCGTGTCTGTTGCAGCGGCGTCCTCCGCTTACACAGATGAAAACGGCGAGATGATAGTAAATCCGACCACCTACACTCCCGTGTTTGCGAACGGAAATCTTTCCGGTGCAGTATTTCAGGTGATCGCCTCTGAGGATATTGTTACTCTTGACGGTACAATTCGTGCAAATGCAGGCGACGTTGTTGCCGAACTTAAAACCGATGAAAACGGCTATGCGGAAACAGATTTGCTCTACCTCGGAAAGTATGAGGTCAAGGAGATTACTGTGCCTTACGGATATGTTTTGAACAGTGAATCGCAGGTTGTGGAGCTTGTATACGCAGGGCAGGAAATCGCTGTTCTGGATACCGTAAATACGTCATTTGTCAATGATTATCAGGGTGTTGAGATCTCACTTTCTAAGGTTATGGAAAGTGATGAAACCTTCGGCATTTCGGCAGAAAACAGCGCAGTGAATGTCCGCTTCGGGCTGTTTGCAGCGGAAGAAATTGCTGCTGCTGACGGCTCTGTCATTCCTGCGGACGGTCTGATTGCAGATGTCTCACTGAATGAAAATATGACGGCTGTCATTGCAGAGAAAATCCCGTTTGGCAAGTATTATGTGCAGGAAATTGCCACAGACGAGCATTACGTTTTGAACGGCGAAAAGTATCTTGTGGACTTTGAATATATGGGACAGGAAGTCACAACAGTCAATATTGATTGCGGTCAGTTTGAAAATGAGCTGAAGCGTGGAAAAATCGAAGGAATCAAAGTGAATGAATCCGATGAACCGCTGGAAAATGCACTGTTTGGATTGTTCCAAACAGACTGTACAGAATTTGTGGAAAGCAATGCAATTATGACGGCAATCTCCGACGAAACCGGATATTTTGCATTTGATGAAGTTCCCTACGGCGAGTATATTGTCAAAGAAATTGAGGCTCCCACAGGCTACATTCTCAGTGAGGAAGGCTATCTCATGACAATTTCTGAGGACGGTGAAATTGTGGGAATCACAGCTGAAAACAAGCCGATTACCATTGAAATCTCCAAACAGGATGTGTATGGAGAAGAACTTTCCGGCGCAGAAATGGAGCTTATCAACAGCGATGAAGAAACGGTTGAAAAATGGACTTCCGACGGCAAAAACCATGTTGCTACGGAGCTTCCTGCCGGAGATTATACGCTGAAAGAAATCGCTGCACCGGACGGTTATGTGATTGCAACTGATATCAGTTTTACAGTCGACGTTTACGGCAATGTTACTGTAGAAAACGTAGACGCAATCGCTGTTTCGGAAGATGGTAATCCCCTGATTGTTATGGTTGACGACACCACAAAAGTGCGGATTTCCAAGCAGGATATCACCACTGGTGAGGAGCTTCCAGGCGCAAAGCTTCAGGTTATCGACAAGAATGGACTTCAACCAAAGAACCGCATTATTTGGAGGCGGTTCTCAAAGCTGGTGAAACCTACGCATTGCATGAAGTCATTGCACCGGACGGCTACGCTATTGCAAATGATGTGGAATTCACGGTGAATGCGGATGGCACAGTGACGGAAGTTGTCATGTACGATGATGCGGTTCCGGTGACAAAATCGACGCCCAATACCGGCGACAGCGGTCGGAATTCGCTGGCATATCTGATGCTTGCCGGAAGCGTCATCATTTTCGCAGCACTTGCCATCAGCAGAAAAAAGAAGCGCAGAAGTGAAAAGGCTGATAAAAACGTCGCTTTCTGCCTGGATTTTGTTGAGGTGGAACATGAAAACGAATAAGAAAAAAGCAATCCGCATGGGGCTGGCTGTGACCGCAGCTGCTCTCTTCTGGGGTGGAATGTATTTGCTGTTTGGAAGCGATGCTGCGCAGAAAATGGAGTGGAATCAGGTCAAGGATTATGCGCCGGATTCTGAGGTATGCGAGACGTTGGACGAAGCTGTGGCTGAAACCGGGAACATACCTGTTGTTGCTACAGCAACCACGCACATGCTGACAGCGCAAATTCAGCAAATGAATGCAAATTATGCTAACGCCATCGGCTGGATTTATGTGCCGGATACGCACATCAATTACCCCATCATGCAGTCGGAGGATAACGACTTTTATTTGCATCATGGGGCAGACGGCGGTTATTTGTATGCTGGTTCCATCTTTTTGGATTACCGCTGTAACGCTGATTTTTCGGGCGTTTCCAATATTTTATACGGTCACAATATGAGCAACCGTTCCATGTTTGCGGACGTGATAAATTTCACCGACAGAACATATTTTGACAGTCACCGCTATGGTTGGCTGACCACGGAAAATGATGTATATTGCGTGTGTTTTTTCGCAGTGGATGTAACGGAAAACACAGGCGAAATTTACAATACGGATTCCAGCTGGCGGACTGTCATGAGTGAGGCGGTAAATCGTGCGGTAATTTACGATGACATTGAAATTGCCGATACGGATCGTCTTGTGATGCTGTCCACTTGCACTGGCGCAAACAGTTCTTCCCGGACAGTTTTGGTTGGAAAAATCATGGAGGATGAGAATATATGAAATTGAGTAAAAGAACGAAAAAGATCATGATTGCGGCGGTTTCTGTTATTGTGCTGGCTTTTCTTTGCAGCCTGACGGCGTTTGCAGATGGTGAGGTTGCCGGAGCAGTGGAAAGCACTTGGAATGCTGCCAAGGGACAGATCAAGACCATTGTCAACAATGTGGTGTTCCCGGTGGTTGATGTCATTCTGGCGATTTTGCTGTTTGTGAAGATCGCAACTTCATACATGGATTATCGCAAACATGGACAATTTGAATGGACGGCTCCGGCGATTTTGTTTGGTTGCCTGAGCTTTTCTTTGACTGCACCGCTGTATTTATGGAGTATTGTGGGACTCTAAGGAAAGGATGCAAATATGCCGTATATTCCATACACAGAGGAGGAAAAGCAGCTTGCGAACAGCGTGGACTTGACAGAATTTCTCCGCATGAGGGGCGAGAAATTAGAGAAAGTTGGGCGAGAATACAAGCTGATTTATTATGACGGCAGTGGGAAACATGACAGCATTATGATTCACGGCGCAGCTTGGTTCGATCACAAGAATCAGGTCGGCGGCGGTGCCATCCAATTCATGCGATATTTCTATGGCATGGATTTTCAGACTGCCATGAACGAGTTGCTTGGAAGAAGTGTTGCTCCCATTGCCCACAGTCCGCCGAAAGCGGCTGTGCAGGAGAAAAAGATAAAGAAATTCCACTTGCCGAAAGCCAATGAAAATATGCATCGTGTGTATGCTTACCTCATAAAGCAGCGCTTTATTTCGCCGGAAATTATCACACATTTTGCAAAATAGCACACGCTGTACGAGGATGCAGAACATCATAACGCAGTGTTTGTGGGCATGGATGAAAACGGCGCTCCCCGGCAGGCGCATCTGCGCTCTACCAATTCCTTTGGGAAAGCTTTTCGAATTACTTGTGAGGGTTCCGACACCAGATACAGCTTTGCCCACTTTGGTGAGTCAGGCAAACTGTTTGTGTTTGAGGCGCCTATAGATATGCTTAGTTACCTGACATTGCATTCGGAAAACTGGCAGAAGCATAGCTACATTGCCATGAACGGTGTGTACAAAAATGCGGTTTTCACAGCGTTGAAAAACCATTGCAATCTCAGTGAAATTGTACTTTGCACAGATAACGATGCAGGAGGAATTGATGCTGCTGAACGCTTAACAGATATTCTTCACGAGAACGGATATGAAAGCGTATCGAGAATTATTCCGAAGAATAAGGATTTTAATGAGGATTTGAAGCAACTTCACGGCGTGGAGTTCCTATCTGCTGTTCCTCATTTCCGTAAAGAAAAATACCAGGAAATTGCGTTAGATTTGCGATATTTCAAATGCAATCCTGACAGAATGCTCAACCGGATTTCCAAGACATTTCAAAATGGACAATACCGATATCTTGCTGAATATGCCTTAGTAGCATCGGCATTTTTTATTAGCAAAAGCGCTGAAAATACGATGTTTGAAAAGTTGAAAATCAAGCTGTCGGACGAGTACAGAGCGTATGCAGACAAGGGAAAACTGTGTGCAAAACAGGACAACTTAAAATCCGCTTATCAGTCGGTCATGCGTGATTTGCGGTATACGCAGTCACGTACCAAAGAACAGATGATTCAGACGGCAAAGCAGCTGTATCAGCTTGCAGATTGTGCTGTGAAATGTGAGGTAGAACAGGAATTGTCTGCACCGCAGCTCATGCAGGAAGAAACGCAGACCGAAGAGCCATCGGAGGTGCTGCACATGGAATATGGATAACACGGAGGTGTTCTAAATGACACAAAGTCAACTGATCGGCATTATTGCAATGTCGGTCATTTTTGTTTTATTACTAATACTGGCATACTGTTCCAATAACTATTCCCTCAATGGAATCAAGCGGAAAACTGTTGGGCAAGGTCAGCATGGTACTGCCAGATTTGCTACGAAATCAGAGGTGAAACACACGTATACCCAAGTCCCATTTGATGTGGAAAACTGGCGAAAAGGCAGATATCTGCCAACAGTTCAGGGAACAGTAGTCGGCTGTAAATCTCATGGAAAACAGACGATTGCTCTTGTTGACGAGGGCGATGTGCATACCCTTATGATTGGCGCTGCTGGCGTGGGAAAGACCGCTTTTTTCTTGTATCCCAATCTGGAATTTGCTTGCGCCAGTGGTATGTCTTTTTTGCAAACTGACACGAAGGGCGATGTTTTTCGGAACTGCGGCAGCATAGCGAAAAAGTATTACGACTACAATGTTTCTGTGTTGGATTTACGCAATCCCACACGCTCCGATGAAAACAATATCCTGCATCTGGTGAACAAATATATGGACATCTATCTGTCCGATAAGCACAACCTTTCCGCAAAGGCAAAAGCCGAAAAGTACGCCAAAATCACGGCGAAAACCATTATCAGTATCGGCGGAGGGGACGCAGCAGCTTACGGTGCAAACGCCTTTTTCTACGACGCAGCGGAGGGTCTGCTTGCTTCATTAATTCTGCTTCTTGCCGAGTTCGGTGAGAAAAACGAACGCCACATTGTGTCGGTTTTCAAGATGATTCAGGACTTGCTGGAACCTGTGTGGGAAAAGCAATCCATCAAAAAAACTGCACCCAAAAGCGGCTTCAAGGCTTTGATGGAACGGCTGCCGGATGAGCATAAGGCGAAGTGGCTTGCAGGTTCCGCATTGCACTCTGCAGATCAAGCGATGTTGTCGGTCATGAGTACAGCCCTGTCCCGTCTGAACAGCTTTATCGACTCGGAAATGGAGCAGATTCTGTGTTTTGGTACTGCATTGGATGCGGAAAAATTCTGCAAGGAAAAGTCGGCAATCTTTATCGTGCTTCCAGAGGAAGATGTCAGCAAATATTTCATGGTATCGCTGATTATTCAGCAACTATACAGAGAAATTCTTGTGATTGCCGATGAGAACGGCGGCCGCTTGCCGAACAGGGTAATGTTTTATTGTGATGAATTCGGCACTTTTCCAAAAATCGAGGGCGCAGAAGCCATGTTTTCCGCAAGCCGTTCCAGAAGAATCAGCATTGTAGCGATTATTCAGTCCTTTGCGCAGCTGAACAAAAACTACGGCAAAGAGGGGCAGGAAATCATCACGGATAACACACAGCTAACCATTTTCGGTGGATTTGCGCCAAACAGTCAGAGTGCAGAAGTGTTATCGAAAGCGCTGGGAGAGCAGACAGTTTTGTCAGGCAGTGTATCTCATGGTAAAGAAAAATCCCAATCGCTCCAGATGATCGGCAGACCGCTTCTCACAGTGGATGAGCTGAAATCTATGCCAAAGGGACAGTTTATTGTCATGAAAACGGGAACGCATCCCATGATTTCGCCGCTGAAGCTGTACTTTAAGTGGGGCATCTACTTTGAAGAACCGTATATTTTGGAGGACAGGGGTGCAAGAACTGTCACCTACATGAGCAAGGAAGCACTGATGCGTGAAGTGGAGATCCAGTATCCGCAGATGAAAAAAACAGTTTCGGAAGAAGATGAAGAATTGGAAGAAGAAACGCCAAAACGAAGAAAAATTCCGAGGACAGGAGGTGTGTAAAACCTGAAATTTGCAAGAGAAATTTATGAGTATGGACTGCCTCACAGGGCAGTTGCGGTGTACATGTATCTGTCCAATCGTGCAAACAAAAACAGGGAGTGCTATCCGTCCGTCAGGACGATTGCAGAAGATCTGCATTTGTCGAAATCCACGGTGTTTCGTGCATTAAATGATCTGGAAACTGCGGGACTCATTACTCGTGAAAAGCGGTGGCGAACAAGCGGCGGACGCAGTTCTACGTTATATCAATTAAAGGAGTGTTGAAATGCATACAGAAAAAATGTGCAGCTGTTATCGTATTACAAAGCGGTATTTTCTGAAAACCAAACGGAAATGCCGCTGTTTTTATTGCCGTTCCAACCGGCAGTATGCGAACATGAAGCGGCTGTTATCGGCGGAAGAAAAACTAAGAGAATGGAGTGTGGGCGATGTTTGATTGGATCGGCGATGCACTGTCGTGGGTGGGCGATAAGTTTTCCGATGTAGGGACTGCCATTTCTGAAGCCGTCTGGGACGTGATGCTGGAGTGGCTGTTCAACACCATATACGGCGCAGTTGCTGAGTTTTTTGGTATGATGAATGGCATGGGTGCGGATATTTTCAGCCAGTCCTGGGTGAGCGCTTTTTTGCAGCTGTTTTCCCTGTTTGGTTGGACGCTGTTTGCCGCAGGGCTGGTAGTTGCAGTATTTGATACAGCAATCGAATATCAGACCGGACGTGCAAACATTCAGAGTACCTGTCTGAACGTGTTGAAAGGCTTTATGGCGGTCAGCTTGTTCACGAAAGTTCCAGTGGAGATGTACAAGTTTTGCATCACGCTGCAAACTACATTTTCAGGAGATCTAATCGGTTCATTTATCGGTGCAACTCGCGGAGATTTAGGCACAACGGCAGAAGTGGTGCTAAAAAATATGGGCGGATATTCAGGGTTATTAGGACTGCTGACCATGATTGCGCTGGCCTACTGTGTGGTAAAGCTATTCTTTGCCAACATCAAGCGGGGCGGTATTTTGCTGTGCCAGATTGCGGTGGGAAGTCTGTATATGTTCTCCCTTCCAAGAGGATTTTCCGACGGTTTCAACGGCTGGTGTAAGCAGATCTTTGCCCTATGTCTGACGGCATTTTTGCAGACAAGCCTGATGTTCTTAGGGCTGCTGACATGGCAGACCAATATGCTGCTGGGACTTGGCATCATGCTGGCAGCAAATGAAGTGCCAAGAATTGCGCAGCAGTTTGGGTTGGATACTTCTGTGAGAGTCAACATGATGAGCGTAACCCATACGGTAAATTCTGCGATTCATGTAGGAAAATTTGTGGCAAGAAAATTGGCATAGGGGGTGCATTATGAAAACATATATTTATCCGCAAAACTTGAAAGCGACCTCCAGACTGTGGCTCTGGAGTATTCGGGACTTTCTGATGATTTGTCTCGGACTGATTCTGTCAGTAGTAATTTTAACGCAGCTATGGACGTTTCTGCCCTTTGCCATTACGGCAGTGTTTGCATTTCTGAGCATTCGATTGGAGGAAACGACGGTAATCGATTACATGGTCTGTGCGTTTCGGTTTTTCGTGACCGCACAGCAGTTATTTTATTGGAAGTGAGGATGATTATGAAGAATAAAAAATCAACGCAGAACCTGTTTGGACTGCGGACATTCGGTAAATACAGTTTGCAGACGGACAAGGCTGAACTTGCTTTTTTCAGTGTGCAGCCCACCAATATTTCTGTGCTGTCGGCTGAGAATATTGATGTGAAAATCTATCATCTGATGATGCTGCTCAGCATGATCCCGGAACTGGAAATCATTTGTCTTGACAGTTGTGAATGTTTTGACGGGAACAAGGTGCATATCAAGAACCGCTTGAAATCTGAGGAAAATCCAAATGTGAGAAAGCTGTTGAAACAGGATGCGGCATTTCTGGACGATATTCAGGTTGAGATGTCTACGGCAAGGCAGTTTCTGTTTTGCATTCGTTTTAGGGACAAGAAGGAGGAACAGATATTTCAGCAGATCAACCGCACAGCCAAAGTAATTTCGGAGCATGGATTTGACGTGCGGCGCATGGGAAAATCTGACGTCAAGCGGATGCTGGCGATTTATTTGGAAGCGTCCATGCACGGAGAGGAAATTTCCGATATTGAGGGAGAAAATTACTTAGAGACAGCGTAAAAACGGAGGTATTGAAATTGAAAATGTTTCAGAAAAAGAAGAAAATGCTCACGCAAGAACAGGCGGAAGAAATTCGGATTCAGGAATTTTTTGACCGTATCGTCCCCAGTACGGTCAGATTTTTCACCGATCATTTTATTTGTGGAAACAGCTGTAAATGTGTGTGGGCAGTGCGGGAATGGCCAACCACAACCGAAGAGCAAGCGATTCTGGCACACCTTGCAGACAGGAATTCTGTGACGCTCCGCATTTACAACAGACTTGTGGACAGTGCGGAGCAGCGGCAGATCATTCAGCACGCCACGCGACGGAACAAACTGATGTCCACCACCAACGACGTGACGGAATCCCTGACAGCGGAGAGCAATTTGCAGGATGTGGTGCAGCTGATTGCTGACCTGAGACGAAACAAAGAACCGCTGCTGCACTGTGCTGTCTTTATCGAATTAAAGGCGAATTCTGAGGACAAGCTGAAAGAACTGCAATCGGATATTTTAATGGAATTGACACGTTCCAAAATTACAGTAGACAGGTTGATTCTGCGTCAAAAAGAGGGCATGCTTTCGGCTTTGCCCTTTGGATACAATGCGTTTGGAAGCCTGTATGAACGTGTGCTTCCGGCGAGTTCTGTGGCAAATCTCTATCCGCTGAATTATTCCGGCAAAACGGATGAAAAAGGTTTTTATATCGGTCGGGATAAGTTTGGCACGAACATTCTGGTAGATTTTGACAAGCGCAGTGATGATAAAACCAACGCAAACGTGCTGATTCTGGGCAACAGCGGTCAGGGGAAATCTTATCTTATGAAACTGTTGTTGACAAATCTGCGTGAATCCGGGAAAAGTGTGATTATTCTGGATGCAGAACAGGAATATGCTGATCTGACGAACAATCTTGGCGGCACTTATCTGGATTTCATGTCGGGAGAATATATGATCAACCCACTGGAACCAAAAAGTTTTGGCGAAGCAGAGCGTGATGAAACTTCACCGGAGCCGTTCCGGAAAGTGACAAGGCTTAGTCAGCATATCTCTTATCTCAAGGACTTTTTCCGAGCTTACAAGGGCTTTTCCGACAGTGAGATCGACACCATTGAAATTATGCTGATGAAGCTGTATGCGATTTTTGACATTGACGATCTGACGGATTTTAACAAGCTGAAACCAACGGATTATCCGGTGATGCAGGATTTATATGATCTCATTGAAAAAGAGTTTATGATCTTTGATCATGAGAAAAAGCACTTATACACAGAGGAAACTTTGCAGAATATTTGCCTGGGACTGCACTCTATGTGTAAAGGTGCGGAGTCGAAATACTTTAATGGGCATACGAACATTAAGGATTCGCAGTTTCTGTGCTTCGGCGTGAAAGGTTTGATGGATACCAACAAACGGCTGAAAGATACGCTGTTGTTTAACATTCTCAGCTATATGAGCAATCAGCTTTTGGGGGTTGGAAATACCGTTGCAGCAATTGACGAATTGTATTTGTTCCTCACAAATTTAACAGCCATCGAGTACATCCGTAATGCCATGAAGCGTGTGCGCAAAAAGGAGTCGGCGATGGTGATCGCAAGTCAGAATGTGGATGATTTTTTGATTCCGGAGGTACGGGAGTTGACCAAACCGCTGTTTGCGATTCCAACCCATCAGTTCTTGTTCAATGCTGGAAACATCGAGCCAAAGGCGTATATCGACACCTTGCAATTGGAAATGTCGGAGTTTTCGCTGATTCGATATCCGGAGAGAGGGCCTTGTTTGTATCGGTGTGGAAATGAGCGGTATTTGCTTCAGGTACATGCGCCGGTTTACAAGGAAAAGCTGTTTGGAAAGGCAGGGGGAAGATGAGCGTCACAGTCGCTGCTGCTGCCAAAAAAATTGCTGTCTACCTTGCCACGGATAAGCGGACATGGAAAGTGGTTGGTACGATTATCGGTATTGCAATCGCCATTGTGTTACTGCCTGTCATGCTTTTGCTGGCAATGGGAAATCAGTTGTCATCTGCGGAAACCCAGAGCATCGATTATTCTGACTACGTGCAGAATCTCTCTGCCCAGCAGCAGTCGCAGCTTTCTCAGATGGAATCGGACGGAACAGCTATTGCGGATGCGCTGACGAAACTGAACCTAAAAAATCAAATCGTGAAAGCACAGATGCTCTATCTCACCTATTTTGACAGTGTTCAAAAGGGTGAGAATTTTTTTGCAGAATACGCCGATTGTTTCAAGGAAAGCGATGATAAAAAGCTGATTGACAGCTTAAATCAGAAGTACGGACTGGGCATTGATTATACGGAATTTATGCGTTCCTATGCTGTAATTTCTAATGTCAGCATTGATGAAAATTGGTTCTTAAATTTGGATGTGAAGAACAACATTGATCTGGCACGCTGGGCAGAAAATGCCTATGAAACCCAGTGGGGATATGTTCCACACAGCGATGGGAATGTGCTGTATGCAGATTTATATCAATCTTTGCAGGAGCAATATCCCGATGAGATTACAGAAGAATGTGACAAGTGGCGGAGCCGCAGGGCTGTTGACAATTACAATCTGCTGCGGTCGTATCTCTGGTACGATGCAGAAAGCCGAGAGATTACAGTAGAGGGGTACAGTGAAACGGTGCAGGAACTGTATCAATCTGCATCTGTAAAAGGCAGTATGGACACGCTTCCCAAAACGGTCGGAACGGTGGTGATCTGCGACAATATCATCGGCATTTTTGTCGGTGATAGCTATGTTGTGTACGCCAAATCCATTGCGGACGGTGTGGTAAAAGAGCCTATTTCGGAGGGGAACTGGATGGCTTGGTTTGAAATTCCTTGGATTCAGTACGGCGAGGAAAAGAGTTTTAGCAATGACATTCAGTTTGAGGAATATGACCCTGCTGTGAAAAACAATTTGGACTTGGTGCAGTGGGCAATTCAGGCGCATGAAAACGGATGGGGTTATGTCTACGGCACTTACGGAAACGTGCTGACGGAATCATTGCTGCAGGACAGAGCGTCTGTGTTCGGCGGTCAGGTCACAAGCTACATGGATTTCATTCGTTCCAATTGGATGGGGAAACGCACTGCTGATTGTGTGGGTCTGATCAAAGGATACGGTTGGTATAACGCAGAATCCGGCGAAATTGTGGTAGGTTCCAACGGTATGATGGACGTGACTGCAAATGGTATGTTTGAAGCGGCGACTGTCAAAGGCACGATTGATACCATTCCGGAAGTGCCCGGACTTGCGGTATGGCATCAGGGACATATCGGCATTTATATTGGAAACGGCGAGGTAATCGAAGCGATGAATACGATGCGGGGCGTGACCAGAACGAAGCTTGTCGGACGGTCTTGGACGCACTGGCTACAGATTCCGTACATCAGTTATGTGGAGGAAAAGGAAAATGAGAGTACACTTGAAAAATAATGGGTATGCGTTATCAGCAGAGTTCTCGATGACCGTTTTTGAAATGCAGGATGCACTGGACAAGCTACAAATTCCACCGGAAACCAGAGCTGTCACGTTTCAGATTTATGATTTTCGGAACATGAATCTGTCGTCGGAGCTGTGTGAAAAGGAGTTTACGGCGGATATTTTCAGGCTGAATCTGTTCGTTGAGCGATTGGAAAATCTGGATGATACAGAGATGGCAGCGATGAAAAGTCTGCTGCAAACTTATCCGGAAAGCGATTTTGAGGACATGCTTTTGATGACCTACGGGTTGGATTCTGTAATGGTTTATCCCTGTGAGGACTGTCGTGAACTGGGCGAAACGGTCATTGAAAACGAATTGCTGCCGGAATTGGAGGGCTGTTCCGATGAGATTCTGGAATTGCTTGACCGTGAAAAAGTCGGTCAGCTCATGCAGGAACGTGAGGGCGGTGTGTTTGTGGATGGATATTATTGTGTGACATCGGATTACGAACCGCCCGACATTCATTTTGAATTTGGAGAACCAGAGCAATGTTTTTTTCGTCTGCTGATTGCACCGGATACACAGAATACGGCGCAGGCAGGGTGGATTTCCCTGCCCTGTGATGTGGAAATATTGCTTGAAGTTTATGATCAGACTTGCTGTGAATTGCAGTCATCACTGCCGTGGATTACGTCAGACAGTCTGAAAAATATGCATCAGATCGGCATACTGAATGCCTTGGCAGAACGGATGTCGGAACTTTCTCACAATGATTTTGTGAAGCTGAAAGCGGTTATGGACAGCAAACGGATTCGTGAGATTCCAGATGCGCTGGCGTGTATGGAGCATTTGCCTGAGTATGAATGGGATCGGTCTGTTCGGGATTGCAGTGAGTTTGGTCGGGCGTATCTGGCGAAAAATCTGCCTACCAATTTTGATATTTCTCTTCTGAAAAGTGGAGATTTTTATGATTTTGGCAGTCAGATTATGAAGCAAACAGGCAGTGCCGTGACATCTTACGGTGTGATTTCCGGCAGGGGTCAGAGCCTGTATTCTGTGCTGACAATGCAGCCGGAGCAGCAACTTGAGGAGGACATGGAAGAAGATTTTGAAATGAAAATTGGAGGTCTGAGCTTATGAAAAAATCAGTCACAGTAAGCGTTGATTCTGAAAAATTGTCTGCGCTGGAGATGTATCTGGGGCAGAAAAATATGAAGCTGTCGGAGGAACTTGAAAAGTTTGCAGAGCAGCTTTATCAGAAATATGTCCCCTCCAATGTGCGTGAGTTTATCGAGTTGACCGCATCAAAAAAGCCGTCCCGCAGGACAAAACTGACTGCTCCTGTGGAAAGTGAAAATCAGTCGGAGCAGTAATTCGCCGCAGTTCGCACCGTGTGCCACCGTGTGACGAGATTCGGCGGTCGGTGGAATAAGTTTACCCTAAATGTAGTCGGAGCGAATTTGGGGCATTTATCGCAGAGTTTGAGAATGGTAGAAATTAGATGATTTCGGGTGGGTTTGTGGGTCATTTATTTTATTGCAGGTTAAAGTTTTGGCGTCAAGCCGCCAAAACAATCACATCGGACGAGCAAAGCTCGCCGATTCTGCGAGAGTTACAAAATCTTGTAGGAATGGAGTCAGAAACGGAGGGTTTCAAAGATCATGGAGTCAGATTTGCAAAAAAAGAGAAAAAGTGCCGAAGATTCAGCACTTTTTGATAATGTCGCATCAGAAAAGCTTAAGTTTCCTTTGTACATTTTTTCAGACACGATGGAAAAGGTGAATATGCTGTATGAGACCGACAACTGTCGTTCCAAAACGGAGTTTATGGAAAAGGCAATTCGGTTTTACTGTGGTTATCTTCTGAACAAAGAAAGTACTGCTACAGAGTTTATTGCTCCGCAGCTTGCTGTGATTACAGAGGGTATTGTGAAGGGCAGCGAGCAAAAACTTTCCCGTGCTCTTTTTAAGTTGGCAGTGGAAGTTGGTGCACTAACACATATGCTTGCGGCAATCAATGAAATTGATGACGAAACTTTGAAAAAGCTTCGTATCATGTGTGTGGATGAAGTGAAACGCATCAATGGCATTATCAATTTTGAAAAAGCGGTTCGCTATCAAAGGAGCGGTGACTAATGTCGTTATTAATTGTTACAAGCCGATATCTGAAAAGTGGTACTGCAAAAACAAAATCTCAACGGAAGAATTATACGAAATATATTGCGACTCGTGAGTCGGTTGAAGTTCGTGAGCAGAGTAAAAAATATTCTACGGAGAATCAGAAAAAGCTACTGAATGAACTGCTCAATGATTTTCCAGAATCAAAAAAATATTTGGAATTTGAGGATTACAAAAATAATCCTACAGCTGAAAATGCGTCTGAACTGATTAGCATAATTATTGAGCGCAATGCGGATGTGATTGGCAACCGTCAGAATTTTGTCGGCTACATGGCGATGCGACCCGGCGTGGAAAAGCGTGGCGAACATGGACTTTTTAATGAAAGCAATGAGCCGATTGTGCTTGATCAGGTTGCAGAGGAAGTTGCGAATCATCCCGGAAATGTGTGGTCGCACGTTGTCTCATTACGCCGTGAAGATGCGATTCGGCTGGGTTATGACAACTCTGACCGTTGGCGTGAGCTTGTCATGCGGCACATTGCTGACATTGCGGAGCAGACGATAATTCCGCTGTGCAATCTGAAATGGTACGGCGCATTTCACGATACCACGCATCATCCGCATATACATCTGATTGTTTATTCCACAAATTCGAAGCAGGGATTTTTGACGAAGCAAGGCATTGATAAAATACGTTCTGTATTTGCAAATGATATTTTTCATGATGAATTGCAGTCGATCTATCAGGAGCAGACGCTTCGGCGTGATGAATTGAAAATGGAGTCTAAAAAGTATGTCGAACAGTTGGTGAAGCAGATTGCGGAGAATCATTTTCATAATGCAAACCTTGAAAATCTTATCCTTACTTTGAAAAATCAACTTGATAACACAAAAGGCAAAAAAGTTTACGGTTATCTCAAGCCGGAAGTCAAGAAAACGGTGGATGAGATTTTCAGAATTCTGTCGCAGGAGAAAAATATATCTGAACTGTACGAGAAGTGGTGTGAACTTGAACGGCAGAAGTACAAAACCTATACGCAGAAGGAAAAGGAATTCCCTTTGCTATGGGAGAACAAGGTCTTTCAGCCTGTGCGGAACATGATTATTCAGCAAGTTTTGCAGATGCAATTCCCTGCTGAAGAAATGTCAGTTGTAGAACCAGAACTACCAGAGCATTTTGTGGAAATGGAGATTCTGCCGCAAATTGATGAGGAACCTATTGATTCAGAAAATCAATATTATCTAAAGTGGAGCGACAACTATAAAACGGCTTGCAAAATCATTTATGACAAACAGTCAAAGACTGAGGATTTTCAAAAAGCGGAACAGCTTTTGCTGTCAGAGACTAAGTCCGGAAATGTGCTTGTGATGTTTGAATTGGGAAAGCTGTATACATCTGAAAAGCTGGGCAAAAAGGATGTGGAAAAATCGGTTGCACTTTATCAGGAAGCGTTGCAGGGATTTTTATTGATTGAACCGAAATCGAAAAAGATCAAGCCACTTTTGCAGTATCAGATTGGTAGGATGTATATGAAAGGTTTGGGAACAGACGTGGACATGCCGAAAGCAATTACATATTTTCAGCAGTCTGCAGCACACGGAAATGTTTATGCGAAACGAATTATTGCACTGGAATATATCAGCGGCGAGTTTTTGGAACAGGACGTTGACAAGGGTATTTTCGTGCTGACGGAATGTGCGGACAGCGGTGATACGCTGTCTTGTTACAAGCTTGGAAAACTCTATCTGGACGGCAAAATAACTACACAGAATCTGGATAAAGCGGAAAAATATCTGATTGCGGCGGATGAGAACGAGTATGCTTTTTACGCGCTAGGCAAGTTATATCTGACAGAGGAAAAGCGTGATGTGCAGTGTGCCGTTTCGTATTTTGAAAAGTGTTCGAATATGAATACGTGGGCAAGTTACTGGTTGGGAAAAATCTATTTATTTGGCTGTGAAGAAGTTCCGCAGAATCGGGAAAAAGCGTTGCAATTTCTCACATTTTCTGCTGAACGGGGCAACGGATATGCGCAAAATATACTTGATAATATGGAACAGTATCAGTCCGAAATGTTGACAAATACGATTTTCAGCTTGTTTGTAAATCTCAGTAGGTGTCTTTCTGAGGACTACAATCAGAAATTTCAATCCGGCAGAATATCCGTGGATAAAAAGCTTCGCCGAATGATGCAGGAGAAAAAACAGGCACTTGGCATGAAGGAAGAACGCACGCAAACACAGGAGCAGTCTTATTAAGTGCCATATGCCCCGTGTCATGATGCCATGGGAATGTGAAGTAGAAAATAGAAGATAGTTTTATAGCAAAGAGGAAAATATATGAGGCGTACTGTTTTTGATTTCAGTACGCCTTATTTTTTCGTCAATTCCGCCCATTTACGTCACGTTTTTCGGGACAAGATCATGCGGTTTTTGCTATTATTATACCACATTCTGAGGAAATGTAAAGAGGTTTTCCAAATTTTTTTGTGAACAGGGCAACGAAAAGCTGTTTTTCACGTTAGAATCGGACGGTTTCGCCGTCTGAAAAATTGTCAGGAGGTTTTGCTTTATGGCTCGAAAAGGAAGTAATATTTACAAACGCAAAGATGGACGCTACGAAGGTCGTGTACCAATTGGTTATAAAGAAGACGGAAAACTGAAGTACAAATCTGTCTATGACCGCACACTATCTGGTGTGAAAGAAAAAATGACACAGTTCTACACTGTTCGTCAAGAGCGGACAGTTTCCAACTTAAAACTTACGGTTCGGGATGCGGCAGAACAATGGCTTGCAGCGGCAAAGCTGCGTGTGAAGCCGGCAAGCTATGCGAATTACGCAAATATCGTTGCAAAGCACATTCTGCCGACACTGGGCGGCGAATATTTTTCCAGCCTGACCACGCAAAAATTAAACAGCTTTATTCAAAGCAAGATGCAATTCGGTCGGCTGAATGGACAAGGGGGATTGTCAGCAAAGACAGTACGGGATATGATGCGTGTGTATCGCAGTATCGAGCAGTATGCAGTGCAGGAATACAACGTAAAATCTACAAATTTCACTATGCCCAAGGCGGAGAAGAAACAATTGGATGTGCTGAATGCGGCAGAGCGAAGACAGCTGGAACAATATCTTTTGCACAACCTTACCAGAACAAACTTAGGGATTCTGCTGTGTCTGTTCACAGGTTTGCGTGTGGGAGAACTATGCGGCCTGACTTGGGGCGATATTGATTTTGAAAACGGAACGCTTTCCGTGAAAAGAACTGTTCAGCGAATCAACAAGCGTGGCAGTTCCGAGGTGATTATCGGTTCTCCAAAGAGCATAACATCAATTAGAACTGTACCGATTCCGGCATTTTTGCTGGATTTATTATCACAGCAGAAAAAAGATAGCAAGCTGTTTTTGCTTTCTGGCACGGCAAAGCCTGAAGAACCGAGAACGATGCAATATCGCTTTAAGGCGGTTTTGAAAGCTTGTCAGCTGCGGAATGTACCGTTTCATTTGCTTCGACATACCTATGCCACGGTTTGTATTGCAAACGGTTTCGATCCAAAGACACTCAGTGAACTGCTGGGGCACGCGGACGCCAGCATTACTTTGAACCGTTATGTGCATTCTTCCATGCAGATGAAGCGGAGTTATGTAAGCAGACTTTGTTTGTCAGCATAAATTTATTTGCCGTCAGATTCTTGTCAGTATTTGTTTTGAAAGCAACGTGGTTTCTATGTATTTTCTTGTTTTATCCATGTATGGGCGGAATTGACGAAAGCTTGTCCTTTTCTTTTTAAATATTATACCATGCTGGAATTTGTTTATACAGCTTGATTTTTGGTTGATTTTGTGGTATGATTTGTAAAAAGAAAGAGGGGCAGATACAAAATGATTCGGATTGCTATTGTGGATGATGAAAAAGAACAGGTTGTAATGCTCTCAACCTGTGTGTCAGTTTTTTTTCAGGAAAGAAATCTGGAATACCGGATTTTTCCATTTTTTTGTGGTGAAGATCTATTGTCATGTAATATCCCGATCGATGTCGCATTTCTGGATATTCAGATGAATGGCATTAATGGGATTGAAACCGCGCAACGACTGCGTGCCTGGAATAAGTGGGTTGCGCTGATCTATATCACATCCTACGACAGCTATATCCAGAAGGCAATGACAATTCACCCTTTTGCATATCTGACAAAACCGACGGAGAAAGTTGCAATTTTTCAAGTGCTGGATGAGTATCTTAGTTTCCAGCGCAGCATTACAAATGCGATGCCCAAGGAATATTTTCAGCTGTCAACAGAGAACTCCTGTAAATATGTAGAAATGTCTGATATTTATTATTTTTGCTATGTGCAGGATCGCACGGTTCGGGTGCAAATGCGAAAAGAATATTATATCATCAAAGACAGTATCACAAATGTATATGGTATTATAAACCACGATTACTTTCTGATGCCGAATCCGAGTTTTTTGGTAAACATCCAGCATATTCGGGAGATTGACGGAAAAAATAAAAAGCTCGTCATGGAAAATGACGATGTGATTCTGATTTCTCGCAGAAGATATGGAGAAGTATTTGATGCGTTAAATCGTTATATGACAAATGGAGATTTTTAACTATGCAGTATATTTTAGATTGTGTGACTTTACTTTTGAATGTCGTTCTTTGCTTTTATTTATTATATGGGAAATATCCTGTTCGTTCCACCCACATGGTAAAACGAATCTTGCTGATCACAGCAGCAGTGATTTCAAAAGCTTTAATTGTGTATTTACAGATTTCACCACTGAATTTTATCTCAGGATGCTGCATTATTTTGCTAATAATTTGGCTGTTGTTTTCTTGCAATAAAGCTGCTTTATTTATGTATACAGCGTTATTTGCAATGCTCACATTAAGTGCAGATGCACTGGGTGTTATTGTTGTATCAGCATTTCACCAAAATACAATTTCAATAACATTAGGAACTACAGCGCTTGTCTGGCAACATCATATCTGGAACTGGATTCTCCAGATCGTCCTTACAAGAATTGCAAAGATTTTGATTCGTTCCAAGGAACAATTTAAGATCCGGTGGCACGAGGTCATGTTCTATGTGCTGGTGGTGCTGTTTGAAGTTGGGATTTTTGCATATTTTTCTGCTACAGCACAGGAAAAATCCTCCGGTTGGGCTATGCTGTTGTTTTTAGCGGGATTCTTAGGACTGGATTTGTATATTATTTATATATTCCATAAAATTTCTCAAATGCGGGAGAAAGAACGTCAGACTGACCTGATGCAGCAGCATCAGCAGCTCCAGCTGCAAATGTACCGGGAATTACAGAAGCTCTATCAGCAGACATGTGAAACGGCGCACGATATCAACCGTCACATTACAGCCTTACAGGCATGGATCGCGGGAAAATCCACACGGGATGGGGAACAATATCTTTCCGATCTGTCCGCGGCGGCGAAGCAACTACAGCCGAGAATTCGGAATCAGAATGCAATTTTAGAGATAATCCTGAATACAGCCGCTCGGCGCTGTGAACAAGAGGCGATTCAGCTCAGTCTGGAAATTGAGGATTTTCCCATGGAATTTTTGTCCGATATGGATACCACGACAATTTTTTCTAATCTGCTGGATAATGCCATAGATGCGTGTATGGAACTGGATCGTTCGGTAAAACGAATTGAGGTGGTTTTGTGTCAGAAGATGGGACTTCTTGCCCTACGAATGACAAATACTTGTCAGGCAGCAGCGGATCTTTCTCCGCGGCAATGGCATTCCACCAAAAAGGATCATATGGGAATTGGCTTATCCAATGTGCGGAAAACTGTGGAAAAATACCATGGTGTGGTATCCGTCAGGACGAAAGAAGAATTGTTTCAGGTTTCCGTGACGATTCCGATCAAATCTTGAAATGCCGGCAGGAAAGCCGGTATTTTTTTGTCCGTTTGACCATTTGACGTAAAAAAACGACCATTTGACGTAAATCTCTTGTATTTCCAAATCAGGCATGGTATACTGCATGTGCAAGATATCTTGAAATTATGAACAGGAGGTCATGAAAATGCGAGAGAAGAAAAGCTTGAAAAAAAGTTTGCTGACAGGTGTTGCTATGGCTGCAAAGAAAACTTCGCAGATCAGTGCCGGACAGGCTTGTATGTGGTGGGACTATGAACCGAAAATGCCGAAGTCTGTAAAGAAGCTACGTAAATTCTGATGCTGGAACATTTGTCTAAAAGGTTTGCAGGGAAATTAATCTGTGCTGGAATTATTTCCGAAGCAGATGCAGACGTGTACGTGTACGGATTTTTTCAGGGCATGATGCTGCTTCTGAACGTGATAACGACGTTATTGTTGGGCATATTGTTTCAAAAGCTTCTTCTCTGCATGTTGTTAAATGCAGCATACATACCAATTCGGATCAGCGCTGGTGGTCATCATGCAGACAGTCCCTTTCGATGCTATATCAATTCTACCATCATGATTGCGATTTTGCTTGCGGTAATTAAGTGGATTCCAATTAATCCGATTGCATCCGTTATTTTACTTGTGGTTGCAAGTATTGTCATCTGGATTCTGGCTCCGGTGGAAACGGAAAATAATCCATTAGATGATACAGAACAATACGTGTATCGTAAGCGAACAAGAATTGTTCTGGGAATTGAAGCGGCGGCTAGCATATTCTCTTTAATCTTTTTGAAAGAACAGATTGCCGCAACAATTGTACTGGGATTGTCTACAGAAGCATGGATGATTATCATCGGTGTTGCGATGAATCATAAAAGAAAAACAACAACTATATGAACGTAAAATGCAAGGCTTTATATCTATACTTTGGGTATAAAATCTTGCATTTTTTGAAACATGGGTTGTCGAAAAAAGTATATAACATGAAAATTAAAAAGGAGGATATTGATGGCTAAAAAGTTAACACGCACATTAGCCGGAGTCATGTCTCTCATGTTTGTCGGACAAATCATGGTTTTTGGTGACGGTGCATCTCAAGGCATTCTGCACGCGGATACTATCGCTTCTGCAGCAGAAGCAATTGAAGGCATGAAAAATGCTGATCAGTTGGCGGAAGAATTTGAAGAAGCGACAAAGGGACTTGGCGAGGTAGATTATTTTGAGCTGCCGGAATCGGTTGAGCAGAATATCATGACGTATAGCAGCCGAACAGAAGCACAGGTTGAAGCTGAAACTGAGTCTGCATCTGATTTTACATGGGATTTCACTGCAAAATCATATATTCAGTATTTGAAAGAAGCAACAGGCGTTCAGGATACATCTGCCTTAACTATTACCGGTAAAGTACAGAAAGGTACAGTAAACGGTCATGCTGCTTCCGACAATACACCGATTTATGTGCGTATTTTTGACGGAGATTGGAATGAAATTGAAAGCTGGGAGGTTTCCGAAGGCGAAGAATACACTGCAACTGTAACTGGCTCCGGCGTGCATCATGTGAAGTTTGAGTGCGATGGTTATCTGCCGTTTTACCTGAAGGACTTCGGAACAGGTTCGTTCCAGATTGGCTCTGGTGATTCGCTGGATACGGTAACACTTGTGCCCGGTGATACGATATGGAATGAGGACAATGCAAACCAATGGAGCGACGATGTAATCAATAGCAGCGATTTGGCATATGTGCAAAGCTGCTACGGCGCTTATCGTGGTGATCCTGGATTTAATCCAAGTATGGATCATGATGGAGATGGGATTGTAGGCGATGCCGATTGGGATTATTTTTATAGATTGTATGAAGAACTCGATGAAAATGAGTTCTATGATATGAACCAGTTGGATATATATCAATATGACTTGGATAATAACGGAGTTATTAACTACTATGACTTACAGTTAAAACAGAAAGATACAGGTGCAACAGAGGCGGAACTGGCTGATTTTGCCAGCATTGTTAAATCAGCACGGGATTACGAGTCCCCTGCATTTGTCTATAACCATTACTATACAAATGATGGAAAGGTAGATGCAGAGGACTACAATGAAGGCATTGACAAAATAAATGAACAAATTAAATTGAGAGATCGCTCCAGCAATTACTATGAATACATGGATAAGGACAACAGTGGCATCATTGACGATTTCGATATTAATTGGTTTTCAGATGCTCAACCAGAAACCGGAAGTTTGGACTGGGATCATGCATTTAAGAGAAATCTGACAATGCTGTCAGACGGTATGTTCCCCTACAGTTTCAATCTTCATGATACCAATTTTGACCTGAACGGCTGCGCTCTTTATGTTGCAGATTGTATGTCCTTCACAACCGATATGCCGCAATTCTGGTCTGGAAACGGCGCAACATTGGATATTAACGGAGGAGCACTTCTGATTGAGAATAATCTGGTATTTCGTACCGCATCGCCGGATGGCTGGGGTGGTAATACCGGTCAGCTGATGAATCTGAACGGCGGTATGGTTGCCATTGGCAACTGCTTTGATTTTGGTCAGGCAAACTGCTATGATACAATTGAGTTGACCAATAGCGATGATACCTTGATGGTCGGTGGAAACTGGACATACATCACATTGACTGACATGGAAGGCAAATGGACAGCCGGAAATATCTGGTTCCTCGGACCAACATGGGAAGTAAACGAAGCTTCCGGCGATAAGTCTATCTATTCTTCTGGTACACAGACAATTTATTTTGGTTATGCAGGCGGCAAACAGACTGTTCTTTGGGACAACTGTGAAACCTACATTAACAATGAAGATGGTTCGCTGAATACAGAGCGCACGTTTAATTTTGGCTATGTGGATGAAGAAGGTTATTGCCAGGGTATTTATTTCCTGAATGATTTCACAGAAGAAAACTACTGGTTCAGACCATGGTTCCGCCCGTATGATATTCCGGATTACACCCTCTACCGTAAGGGCTGGGAGATTGGCGATGGTGTCCATATTGCAACTGGCAATTACACAAAATCTTTTACAGATTTGAGCGTAACTTCTCCTGGTGTCACTTCCGATTTTGTCCGCACTTACAATTCCATGAGTGATGAGGAAGGCAGCTTTGGTATTGGCTGGGATTTCAATATCGATGTGAGTAAGATCGTAATTCCGGCACAGGGTTACTATCAGGTAGTTCTTCCAGATGGATCTAACACCACATTCAAGGATGATGGAAACGGCGGATTTGAGTGCCTGAATGCACACAGCACCATGACAAAGTCCGGCAATGAATACACCATCACAAATGCCGCTCAGTCTCAGTATCACTTCAATGCAGACGGCGAACTGGATTGGGTCAAGGATGCAGAGGGCAATATTCTGACCATCTCTTCCATGTCCAACAACCAGAGAATTGTAACGGATTCCACAGGCAGAACTTACACGATTACTTACAATGGCAATAAAGAACATTCTCGCATTACAAAAATAGAAGATACCACAGCAGAACGTACTGTCACTTACGAATACAACAATGATTTCCAGTTGGTATCAGCAACCAGCGTTTCTGGCGGTACTGAAACATATGAGTATGATGGGAACGGCAGACTTTGCAAAATCACCAACTGCTACGATGAAATGACAGACCAGATCGTGTACAACGAGAATGGTTCTGTGAACTGGCTGACCAATGCATCTGGTCTGAAACAGGTGTATACCTATGATAAAGTACAGAAACAAACAGGACTGAAAGAGTATGATGGCGATACGCTTATCAAGACTTTTACATATGATTATGATGAAAAATATGCCGTCAAGACAAATACTGTTGAAACTGATGGTCAAACATACGACGTAGATAAAATCACCTATAACATGATTGATGACGAAAACAAGTATGACGAAATGTCTGAAAGCGTTGACATCATGGGTAATACGACAAAGTACGACCGTGATGCGAATGGCAATGTCATCAAGACCACCAATGCAGATGGCACATACACACTTGCCAATTACAATGATAAAAACAGTGTTATTGCAGAAGTTGACGAATCTGGGAATGCAACTATCAAAGCATATGATTCGAATGGAACTCGGCTTTTGAAAGAAGCAACCAGTCTGCATCCATTATCTCAAACTGATATCAATACAGTTACAGCAGACAATTTTGATCCAGTGAAGTATCTTGCAGCGAATGAGGCAAGTTATGCAATCACGAGTCATGAATATTATGCTGATAGTTATGTGAGTGGAATTGCAGGGTTGATTCGTGCTACAACCGACCCCGAAGGTAATGTAACTGAGTATGATTACTACAAGGATGGCGTTGGAAAAGGACTGGTAAAATCCAAGACACTGAAGGATGGAAATACTGTTGTAAATACAGTTTCTTATGAGTATAATGCACAACTTCAAGTGTCAAAGGAAACCACCAGTTTTGACATTTCCAAAAATCTTTATTCTGTAAAGGAATATGAGTACGATAAGTTCAACAATGTTACAGTTACTAGAGATTACGGAACGGGAAGCACACCGGCGACTACCGTTGCAGAATATGATTTGCTGAGCCGCAAAACTGCGGAGTATACACCGAATTATTCTGCGGATAAGAGCCACGGCAGCTTGACAACTTATTATCCGGACGGAAACAAAAAATCAGAAACAAATGCAGAAGGTAATGTTACCTCTTATGTGTATGATGCGTATGGACAGGTAATCAAGAAAACCAATCCAGACGGCACAATGAATCTGACGGCGTATGATGGTCTTCAAAGAGAAAAGGCAACCTATTTCCAAGCAGGCGAAAACGGAATCAAGCAGATTCTTACTGCAACATCCTATGAATTTGCAGGGTACAATTTCGACATTTATACGGCTCTTGATACATCAGCTTCTCACTCCTGTAAGGGACTGAAAACAACCAAAACAACCTACATTACCGAGGACAAACAGGTTATTTCCGAAACGCTGACCGATATCAAGGAACATACAATTTACGAAAAAACAAATGGTGAAACTAAGCGGACTAGTGCATACTATGCCAACGGGCAGCTTGCTCGTCAGACAGATGCATTGGGCAACATCACGAAATATGAATACGGTTATCTGAACAAGGTTACTAAGACTTACACACCGTTCAACACTAAATCAGATGGTTCTGTCAACTACTCTGTAACGGAAAATCAGTATGACAAGAATGGCAATGTAACGCTGGCAAAGCAAACTGTTCAAAAGCAGGATTCGGATACAGTAAAGTATAGTGTAACTGAAAATCAGTACAATGCACAGGGGTTGCTGACACAGGTAACACTCAGCGGAACAGGATCTTCTGAAAAGAATATCACCAAGTATTTCTACAACAATGGCGGTATTCAAACCAAGATGGAAACCGGTCTGAACAGTGCAAATGATTCTGACTACATGACCACGAATTATGAATATGATGCGTGGGGACATTTGGTAAGAACGACTGACAGCACAGGCTATAACTCTGGTGCAACAACCTATGATCTGAATGGCAATGTGCTGACATCAACTGATGCCAACGGCAATGTGACGACCAACACCTATGACGCTCTGAATCGTGTGTTGACAGCAAATACTGTTTGCAGTGATACTTCCAAAAATGTATCGAAATCTTATGTTTACGACAATATGGGAAGAGTGCGGAGTAAAACTGCCAATGGTGTACAGACAAGTTATCAGTACGATTCCTTGGGACGTGTTTATCAGGAACTTAGCCCAAAATCTTTTAAGGGCTATTTCTACGAGGGTGTATCTCAGTATGCGAAGGAGCAGCTGGTTGGTATTAATCATCAAACAATGTATTCCTCCACGCAATATGAATACGATGCTGAAATGCGTATTGCTCAGGTAAAGGAAAGCGGTAATTTGACTGCAACTTATACCTATGATGCAAATGGCAATAAGGTTTCTGAAACACTTGCAAATGGTGTGGTATCGACCTATTCTTATAATGGATGCAACAAGGTGACAAAACTTGTTACCAAGTCTGGAAACTCCGACATATCCAGTTATGAATATTCGTACTATTTAGATGGTTCAGATGCTTGCAAAGTACGCAATGAAAGTGGTATAATAGAGACAACATCCTACGAGTATGATGGGTTGAAACGGCTGACGGAAGAATCAGTTTCCAATGGCACAACAATGGACACCTATGCGTATGAGTATGATGACTACGGCAACCGTTCCAAGATGACGGCTACTGGTACGGAAGAATATGAGACTGTTTATGATTACAATGATGCAAACGGTAATTATACCGCCTTGCTGCAAAAGGAAACCAAGACAGTCGAGGAAACTTCCAGTGCTACAACTGCCAATGGACTGGCAGCCAGCCCCACAGAGCTGATTACCAACTCTACCGCAGACACCGGTACAAAAGAAACGGTATATTCCTATGATGCCAACGGAAATCAGATCACAAAAACCGCAGAGAGTAAGACAGAGACAAATACTTACGACGGTTTGAATCAGCTGATTGGATTTACCGATGGAGAGACAACAGCGAGTTATAAATATAACGCAGATGGACTGCGGACGAGTAAGACAGTCGACGGCAAGACAATCAATCATATCTGGGACGGCAACAAGCAGATTGTTGTGGACATGGATGACAGCGACTGGTACAGCGTTGAGGTTTATGTTCGTGGTACAAATCTGCTGGCGAAATTCAGCAAGCAGAGCGGCAATGTCAAGACGGATTATCAGTACTATACGCAGAATGCCCATGGCGATATTGTGAACCTGACCGATGAAACTGGTGCGGTTGCGAAGTCGTATACGTATGATGCGTTTGGCGTGGAGATAAATCCGGACACAGGAGATGTAAATGTATTCCGATTCTGCGGTGAGTATTTCGATACAGAAACCGGAACAATCTACCTCAGAGCAAGATACTATCAGGCTTCTATTGGACGGTTTATTTCAAGGGATAGTTATACAGGTAAAAATACAGACCCTTTGAGTTTGAATCTTTATACATACTGTTGTAATAATCCTATTTTTTTAATTGATCCAAGTGGAAACAAATATATTCCGGAATGGGCACAAGAATGGAACTCGTCTTATAACATATATAATTATGATGTTTCTAATCCAGCAGAATATCTACCTCCAACAAGTATAGAAGCAATGCCACAGGATGTCTACATGGAATATCCTGATCAATACGGCCCTTATCCTGCTCTTAAAGATTATTATAATGATGATGGAACATATTCATTGTATGATGATCAAAGGGGAAAAATATATGACGGTCCTTTTCATAGTCAAGTATTTGCTTATGAGCAGGAAAGCAGTCCAGTGTTAGGATATTCTCCAGATTCTAATAGTTGGGGGCTAAGTGCTGGTAAACATAGCTTTTCAGCAATGACAGGTGGTTGGGAATGGGAGCACTTTGAACTTTCCTTATTTGATATGGGGACAGCAGAAGCTGCTGCTGGTGTGTCAACAGATGGAATTGAAGCTTCAGCAATGGTATCTTTTTGGTCTCCTTCTGCGACATTGAAACTAGGTGATCTAGACATTACATTAGGTTTAAATTGGATGGCTGCAGGGGCAACATTAACTGCAAGTAAAAAGGGCGTTAAAGTTGGTGTTGCTGATGTGTTTGGAGTAAATCTTGAATTGAGATGGTGATATTTGTGTTGAAAAAGACAAAAATGGCATTTGTTCCGGTAGTAAATTTAATTTTAATGATTGTTTTGATTTTCAAAATCACTTTTTCCGAAATTGACTACAAGAAGAAAATAATAATGGTTATTAAAAGCTTTATGTGCCCTGCTATAGGAATCGTTTTTATTGGATCATTATTTGAGAATGTTACTACTGAAAATATCAAAATGATTTGCAGTGGATTGATTTACATGTACTTGCTCCCATTGATATGTGACCTTATTTTGATTTACCGTTTTAATAAAATGTTGTAAAATCATAGAAATAGCATTAAAAACAGTAAATGATATACAGACTTGCTTCGGAAAGAAACTAAAATATTTGAAAATGATTTCGATGCTGCAACTGCAAATGATTTAGCTAGTAGCTCATTGGATTTGGCAAATGTTTTTTATGAAGATACTGGTGTTGAAAACAATGAGTATGCCTATGATGCCAACGGAAATCAGATCACAAAAACCGCAGAGAGTAAGACAGAGATAAATACTTATGACGGTTTGAATCAGCTGATCGGATTTACCGATGGAGAGACAACAGCGAGTTATAAATATAACGCAGATGGACTGCGGACGAGTAAGACAGTCGACGGCAAGACAATCAATCATATCTGGGATGGCAACAAGCAGATTGTTGTGGACATGGATGACAGCGACTGGTACAGTGCTGAGGTTTATGTTCGTGGTACAAACCTGCTAGCGAAATTCAGCAAGCAGAGTGGCAATGTCAAGACGGATTATCAGTATTATACACAGAATGCCCATGGCGATGTGGTGAATCTGACGGATGCAGATGGTGCTGTCACAAAGTCGTATACCTACGATGCATTTGGTGTGGAGCAGAATATTGATGATGCAGATACGAATGCGTTCCGGTATTGTGGGGAATACTATGATGCGGAAACGGGTACGATTTATCTGCGGGCAAGATACTATAGTCCGACTACTGGTAGATTTATTTCGAGAGATACTTTCGTAGGAAGAAAAGAAGATCCGCTGAGTCTGAATAAGTATACTTACTGCGCTAATAATCCTGTTATATTTACTGATCCTCAGGGTCTAGATTACTACTATTATTATGGCGAAGATCAAGCAAAAGCTGCTGCAATAAATATTGAGGAACTCGAGGCATTTGGACAAACAGTTCATCCTTATTTAATAACAAGCGAATCTGGTTTCACCAATAATTGGAACGAAATGAATACTACAGAGGAAGATTCAATTATTATTAATATGCATGGTAGTCCAAATAGCGTTTCCAATATAAATCTTGATGATATAAACAGTAAAAACGCAGATTATGTATATTTATTATCATGTAGTGCTGGAGATCAGTACACATCCAATAATTTTGCTGAACGATTTTATAATGCAAATAGTTTTTCTTGCATGGTGGCTTGTGACGGCACTCATTTTAGAGGAATACAACAACGAAAAACTACAGGTATTTTTGCATTAATTAGAAAACAACTAGGAATTCCAGATGAGTATGTAAATTTATCTGTTCGTCGGAAATTACCGGATGAGTTTATTGGTCCTCCTACTCCATCTAAAGGTTTTGTCACATATTCAAAAAATTCTTCTGGTAGTGTAGAAGTAAAGTCAATAGGCAATAGTTTTAAAGGAGTGAGTGCACTTATTGCTGCCACAAGGAGAAGCAGAAAGGATGAATAGATTCAAAGTGTGTAAATTGTGCATTACTTTTATTGTGATATTTGCTTTCGTCATAACAATTGTTTGTACAGTGTCTGTTGTTTGCAAGAAATATGAAATGAATAATAAGCACACAAATTCTATAGATGAATCATCAAATGGTTACTCAATTCGATTTGTCACTTATCAAGATATAGAATCAATAATTGGGATTAATTATTCAAAAGATGCCACTAACATTTTAAATGTTAGTACAAAAATCGAAAACGCATCAAGTGACGAATATGCTTCATTTACTCAAGTTAAAATAATGTATACAATATCATCAAATCTGATTGATGAACGCAGTTATTATTCATTAAAATTCGACTCTATTACAGACGAGAAAACATCTAATTATGAGATTTGTCAAAATATAAAACACTTAAAAGAAACATACGAAATTGAAGAAGATGAAATTCAATACATAAACACACAATATGGAACTTGCAGATATGATATAAATGATGGTATTAATGAAGTGGATTATTATTTTTATATTTTTATTATAAAGACATGCGAAGAATATTATAACATTTATATTTCTGGGAAATATCCATATCCGATAGAATTCGATGAGCAATCATAAATTTTATTAATTGTTACAAATACTGATCATTTCATGTATGATATTTACCTTAGTTGATGTGGAGCGATTCTGACGATGATACCACTATTAGCACTTCGAAATCCAAGCATGTAATACAGATGTATCAAACCATATCAGAAAAAACACAACAAAAGTGCCGCCAGCATAGAACACACCATACGTTATGCCATTGAAATCACCTATGACAAAAACAAATTGAATCACTTCTTTCCACATTCCTTCGGTCGGCCTTCCAATTCTGAGGTGATCTGGACAATTGCTGAAAACGTCAAAAGGGGCATGTTGATTCACAATATGTGTGCGGTGACTTGTTCAATAAGCGCAAGTTAGTCGCAAATCTGAGGTGAAAGATCAGCTTCTTCAAGCGAATTCTACCGATTGAATCAACTCAAAAGGAAAAACATGACCAACGATCTAACCTTCGGTCAGTTCATTTCCGAACAAAGACAAAAGCATTCTATGGAAAGTCAGGAGCTTGCAAAAGCGCTTGGAATTTCGGGTGCCTATCTTTCTCAATTGGAACGAGGTGTCCGGACGAATCCCAGCACAGAGCTTCTGGACAAAATCGCAATGGTTTTGTGTCTGAACAAAATTGAAACAGAAACGTTGTACGATCTGTATGCAAAGGTAAGCAGGCAGATCAGTCCTGATATTGCCGTATATATTTCCTCCAGTGAAACGGTGCAGCAAGCACTGCGGACTGCCCGTGATGCCAATGCAACAGAGGAAGATTGGAAACAATTCATAGAACAGCTGAACAAATGAACAATAATTTTGCGGAGCAATCCGCAAAATTATTGCGGTAGTTTTAGCTGAGCAGTTAAAATCGAGGTGAACGAACAAATGTGAATGAAAGACAACAGAAATCACAACATCAGGTACGTTGTCCGTTTTGTAATGGCAGGTTATTTGATATTGTGACAGATGAAAATTTGGCACAGCACTATGTGTCCTGCATGGTTGTAATCAAATGCTGGAAGTGCCGTCAAGAAATCAAAATCATATATTCTGACTTAGTACAGACACCACGTATATAAAATATAGAGTAGGAGTTTGACAAGCAGCTTTTGAAGCTATTGTCGATTCCTACTCTTTTTTGTTTTCGGAGAAACTCCGTTCTGCTTTAAAAGCGGGATGGAGTTTTTTATGCCCTTTTTTCAAGTATGGCAGTGCAGCATTGCCAAGTATCCATAGCCTTCGTTTGATTTAAAACCTTATATATCAAACGGAGGTGAGAAAATGAAGAAAAGCACAGTTCGTATTTATGATACAATTTCAAAAGAATATGTTGACATTGAAGTCAGTGAGGAAGTCTATACATATTACAATAGGTCACAATGGAATATGGATGACAATGATGATTCGTTCTATAAGCATGAAATTCAGTTTTCAGCGTTAATTGGCGGCAATGATGGTACGTTTGAGAATTTCAGAGAATTTAGAATTGAAAACAGCGTTGAAAAAGAGGTGATAAGTAAGCTTTTCACGGAAAAGCTTTATGAATGTCTCAATTTATTATCAGCATCAGATCGTCAACTGATAGAGATGCTGTTTTTTGAGGGGAAAACAGAACGAGAATGCGCAGCATACTATGGCATCAGCCAGAAAAATATCAACAAAAAGAAAAGGAGGATTCTGTGCGATCTGCACAAACTTTTAGAAAGTATAAAATAAAGGGTATCAAATTCCCGACTTCTTCCCCTATACAAGCGAAAGGAGATAAAAATCGAATTTCATGTATCTTGAAAATTGAATACACAGCATCGGGAATACATGAATCCTGCGGGCGGAATAAACCCCGTCAGCCGCAGAAGCCATACGCCACGACCTCAAAAGAGCGAGCGAGAAATATGCAGCTTCCAAATCCGGAATAGCTTTTCGGAACGGCGATGAAACGCAGGAGGATAATGCTACTTCCGTCCAGTCACAGCACCCCTTGGTCGGGGAATCAGGCAATGAGGGCAGCTTCGGGAGATCCTCGAAGGGATGAAATTTCCATGAGACTGATACGCTGTCAGTCGTTTCCGATGTTCTGCCGTGACGGGTGTTAAGGACAAATATCACGGGAAATCGTCTGAGAAATCAGACGAAGGCAAAACGTTAAAGTTATACCGTACTGTTTTTTTGCTAAGGCAAATCAAATCTATCAGTGCGGATATAACGCAAGTGCAGGAGCATTTTTTCCTGCATTTGCGTTATATATAATGAATTGGAGTGTGGTAAGTTGAAAGAGAAGTTAAGCTGGAACGAAATCAGAAATCTGATTTTGCATAGAAGAAAAAAATTTCATTACGGCGAAAATTGCCGAAAATGTATCTGGGCAGATACAAGATCGGGAAAAATTTTATGTTCCAGGTACAAATGTGTAAAGGAAAGAGGAAAATGAACAAGTACGGACAAGCCGAATATGCCTATGGGATTCTCCGACAGATTTCAGAGAAACTGCTTGCCGAGGGAATTCTGACAGAAGAACAACTGAAACAGCTGAATGCGCTAAACAAAGAGGGCTGCTTTCGTCAGTTCTGCACAGCTTTAGCGGCGTGATTTCAGTGGGTTTGATGATACCAATTTTCAAGAAAAAGTGGTATTGTATGTAGTGAAAAAATCAGATTGGAGGGAGCAAAGTGAATCCAAACGTAACGGTAATTCAGCCGACAATTACATTGGAACAGGAGCAGAAAATCCGGGCTGCAGCATATTGTAGAGTCAGTTCCGATTCCACAGATCAACTGAATTCGTTCATGACGCAGATGCGGTACTATGAAAATTTCCTTGCTGATAGTAAAACGGAAACATTGATTTCGGTATACGCTGATGAAGGCATAACGGGCACCCGAATGGATAAACGTGAGGAGTTTCAGCGGATGCTCAAAGACTGCCGCAGAGGTAAAATTGATCGTATCATAGCAAAATCAATAAGTCGTTTCGCACGGAATACCAAGGAATGCCTGACCGTTCTGCGGGAACTAAAATCACTTGGAATTACGGTACTTTTTGAGAAGGAAAATATCGATACGGCGAATATTTCAGATGAAATGATGATCACGCTGATGGGTGGTCTTGCGCAGGAAGAGTCGGTATCGATTTCCCAGAATATGCGGTGGGCAAATCGAAAACGCATGGCAGATGGAAGTTATAAAATCTCCTGTCCGCCCTATGGTTTTTCCATCTGCAATGGACGATTGGAAATCAATGAAACAGAAGTAAAAATTGTCAGAAATATTTTCACATGGTACTTAAGCGGCTATGGAATTACGAAAATCGCAAATATACTGAATGATTTGAAAATTCCAAGCAGTATCAGTAAATCGGCGTGGTCATTTTTTAGCGTGAAATATATTTTGACGAACGAGAGATACATTGGCGATGCGGTTTTTCAGAAGACGTATAAAACGACAACTTTGCCATATATGAAGAAAATAAATCATGGAGAGTATGAAAAATATTATGTTTCTGGAATCAATGACGCCATTGTGGATAAGTTAGATTTTGAAAAAGTGCAGGAATTGCTGGCGATTCGGGGACAAAAAGCACAATCTGCATGCTGTGAACATCCGCTGTCCAGAAAGCTTATCTGCGTTTTTTGCGGTGCAACTTTTAAAAGGAAACGCTGTCGTGAAAAATATTACTGGGTATGTAGAACGCACAATGAGAATGCGGAAAAGTGCGGCGGACAGCGGTTGCCAGAATCAAAAATTTATGAAATGTTTATGCGGGTTTACAATAAGCTGAAATCGCAATACAGCATGATTTTTCCTCCTATAATTTCACAGCTTCAGGAGCTGAAAAACCGCAAATTCAGCGGCAATCAGCAGTACATGGAGATTGCAAAGGAAATCGCCAAACTTAAGGAGCAGAATCACGTACTTGCCCGGCTGAAAACAAAAGGATTTCTGGACGAAGCAAAGTACCTTGAGCAAATTGCTGAACTCAATTCCAAGATTAACAAACTCAGCCGTGAACAGCATAAAATCGTGCGCTCCGATGATGAGGACGATATGATAGATCAAATCAAGGATATCGCTTCAATCATTGAAAACGGCATGGAGCTGATGACGGAATTCAATGAGATCATGTTCGAAAGTCTGGTTGAGAAAATTATTGTGATTAACCAGAATGAACTGGAATTCCATCTGTACGGCGGTCTGAAATTTACTGAAAGGCTGGTGTAAAATATATGAAAAACAGAACAATCCCATTTGGCTACATGATGCGGAACGGAGAAATTCAGCCAAAGCCAACGGAAAGTAAAGCCGTGCAGAATATATTTCAGGCTTACTTGAACGGCAGTTCCCTGCTTGCCATTGCAAATTGGATGAGTAGTCAAGGCATTCCTTACAATGGCATCGATTTTGTGTGGAACAAAAACATGATAAAGCGGATTCTGGAAAATGAAAAGTATCTGGGCAGAAACGGCTATCCTGCAATCATTGATGAAGATATGTTTTGCAGAGCAAATATGCGGAAGAAAATTAAATCGACTACAGTCGTCGAGATTTCTGAGGAGCTTCAGGCAATCCGCAGTCTTACATATTGTGCGGAATGCGGTCATCGGATTTCAAGAATCGGCGGCAATACGCACTCTGAAAAATGGGACTGCCGCAATCCGGAATGCTCACGATTCAGCCACAGAATTACAGATCAGATGCTGATTGGAATAATCGTCGCTGTTCTGAATACAGTGATTGCAAATCCCAATTTGCTTGATGCTGATGCAGAAATCAGCAGATATACGCCGAGTATTGAGATAACCCGTCAGCAGAATGAAATCAGCCGCTTGATGGAAACTCCTGATGTTGATTTTGAAAGTGCGAAAGAAGAAATATGCAAGCTTGCAGAACTGAAATATGACTGCTGTACCTACAGCAATAAACCGCAGAAAACAACGCAGTTGCGAGAAGTTCTTGCAAGTCATGAACAACTGAATACGCTTGACATTGGCTTACTGCAATCCTGTATTTCACGGATTCTGGTAAGCCATTTTTGCACCGTTGAAATCGAATTTATCAATGGCGTTGTCATCAAAAATATCATAGAAAGGAAGATGCAAAATGACCACAGCGCCCAATGTCAGGGTAATTCCTGCAAAGCCGCAAACTACGGAAAACAGGGATAAATACCATCAGCTTAGAGTGGCGGCATACTGTCGTGTATCGACGGAACAGGAGGAGCAGCAAAACAGCTACCAGGTTCAGATCGCATATTATACGGATTTGATCAATCGCAAAAAGGAATGGACACTGGCTGGCATATTTGCCGACGAAGGAATTTCCGGCACTCAAGCAAAGAAAAGACCGGAATTTTTGAAAATGATACGGCTGTGTAAAAAGCAGAAAATTGACATTGTGATTACCAAGTCAATATCAAGATTCGCCCGAAACACTGTGGATTGCTTGGAGTATGTGCGGCAATTAAAAGACCTTGGAATCGGCGTCATCTTCGAGAAGGAAAACACATCAACAGCAAAAGTGCCGTAAATTCGCAGTTTACGGCACTTTTAGTTTGATATTGATGTTTAACTGGTGTTTGAATTTATGAAACAATAATAAACAAAATATCACATAAGTCAATATAGGGTATCTCTGCTGAAAATTTATAAATTTCTGAACCATTAGTTACCGTCATGTTTCTTTCATTTTGGTGCCACTTTGATATTCGTAATGATTGCTCTGTCTATGACTGGTTTTTTAAATTCATCTTGTTCCATAATTCCAAGTATATCAAAGGAAACCGAAGCATGAGGTCTTCTGAAACGAGCAATTGAAGCCCCTATTGTTCCTAAATAATACTCCTGATTATCTGACTTGATATATTTTATTATTTTAGGCATATAAATAATAAGAGGTATCTCTTTGTCGTAATATTTAAAAATTGTTTTCACACCAACATTATGTTCTCCCATGCTTTTTCCGTGACAAACCTTTGCATTATCGATATGCAAAGAAACATTAACTTTAGCAATACCATGACAAAGCCTAAAATATGCTTCTTCCAATGAATGATAACAATCATTTTTTTCTAAAGATTGCTTAAGTAACAAAGCTTCAATGCCTGTGCTTAATTTGCTTGAATGATATTTATTGCAATATGCAGGGTTTATTTTTACAAGTGCATCATAAATTTTATGGAACACAACCTGATTGGGATAATAATTATAATTTGCAAATACAGAAATACCGTTTTGATAAAAATATTCCAAAATAGCCGCTGCACAACCAGCACTTCTGCTCTGACCGTATTCGCACTGGCATATGATATTCATACCAATATCGTATGCACGGTAGATGAAGGCGGCAATATCAGGTGCTTCGGGGAAATAAGTATCGTATGTATATCCCTTGCGTCTCAGTACATCAAGGTCAAGGTCGTCCAGTTCGCTGTAAAAAACTGTATTGCAGACACCGCTGTAATCAACGTGGGAGTAGTCCTCGTCGATACGCTTTATCGCCGGATCGTAAAAGCTGATAACAGCAGTATTCTTCGGAAAGTTACCGGCTGCAATAATGAATTCGATGGCTTCTCTTGAATAAACAGATACGTTCATCAATACCTCCGATCATAAATCAAAACGCCAATTCTTCTTATTCTTTTTGATAAAAATTTCAGAAATCCTCATATTCCTGATATTCCTCACAGAATTTATTAAATTCCTCATCAAACTCATCAATTTTGATTTCTAAATCACTTGTTCCTGCATGATGCGGCAATGGAATGTAAAGAACGCCTTCGCTGTAGAAGCCGCCTCTGAATATACAAATATCGTATGTTGATATGGTGTATAGCAATGCTTTTGTGAATAAAATACAAGTCTGGCGTTCCCGTTCCTCTAAAGGTGTTTCATATAGTAATAGGTTCAGGATATCATTCAGATTGTTTATTAGCTGAATATCTTTACGATCCACATCAAAAAGTCCGATGTATCTTTTGAAGTATTTCCAAACATTTTTATAATACGTTTTGAAGCTGTCGAGTTCAAAGTCATCAATTAGATATTTGCCGTTTTCTAAGAGAGTGTTACGTATTTCGGTTCGTCCATGATCAGACGGAAACTGTGCATGGATATATGCCTTAGAAATTACTGCAAAATCTCCCCAGAATGAACGGATGACCAGCCGGCTACGCATTCCGCAGTTAGCTTCCTTCTTAGAAGAAGTCATCATGAAACGCTTACCCGACTCATAGAACCAATTGAAAAGCAAAATCAGCTCATTCTGAATCGCTTTCTTACGTGCAAGCTCCTGAATATCGTCTACCAACAGAACATCTGCCTGCATATACTTTTCACGAAACTGCTCCGCTGTACCGTCGTTTTGAAGAGTATTCACCAGCGAAGTTCGCATTTCTGCTGCTGTGGTGAGGATCACCGTCAACTTAGGCTCATTCTGCTCAATCATGTTTTTGACTGCATAGAGCAGATGCGTTTTGCCGGTTGCTGTACCGCCGAATAACGCTAAAGGCTTGGAATCAGCGTTCTCAGCAAATTTCTTTGCGGCATCAAAGGCTTTGCTGTTGAATTTGGTGACTTCAAAACCATCAAAAGTATACTGTCTGCCTCGTTTGATATACTGCATATTTTGACCCCCGATCAATTATCTTTTATTGTATATGCAGGATAAGCTGAATGGTACGGATATATCTCATTGCCCTTTATCGTATAAGCAGGATAAACTGAATGGTACTCATATATATCATTACCTTTTACCGTATAGGCAGGATAAGCCGAATGGTACGGATATATCTCATTGCCCTTTATCGTATAAGCAGGATAAACTGAATGGTACTCATATATATCATTACCTTTTACCGTATAGGCAGGATAAGCCGAATGGTACGGATAAATATTCATAATAGACCACCTATAAAAACAGCTATATCATGATACCCATGCAAATCGCCTGTGATAAAAATCATATAATCAGCTCCTAATTAAACTTCATTATTTGATTGTAATACTTTGAAATCAAGTCGGCAGTTCAATGGAATTATTTCGGTTTCTCCATATTTGTTTTTAGCAATATTGCATTCTATAATGGGATCAAAATGATAGTAATGATAGTAAAATGGTTCACCGCATTTCGGATAAGAATTCCGATAAAGGAGCATCTCAATATCTACAAGTTGTTCAAGACCGATCCAGTTTCTAAAATCCTGCATAGACGGGCGTTGATCTGTACGATAGTCTATATTTCTGGGAAGTTGACATAAGAAGAGAACCGGAATTTTTCGTTCCTGTGAAAGATCATGCAGTTCTCTTCCAATATCAAAGAGCCAAGCAAGCCGTTTTTTGTGTTCGGATTCAGATTTTATCAACTGCAAGTAATCTATAATGACTAAATCTACATTTCCCAGATTTTGCAGTTTTTCTTTCATCTGTGATACTGTAAGATAATCATTAAGACAATTATCAATAATACGTATGGATGATTTACCTTGTATGTTATAATTGACATATAATTGTTTTTCATACATTTCAAGCGAAAAGTAAACAACATTCTTGTTGTAATGCTCTGCTTCATAAATTGCAATATTCATTGCAAGAGTTGTTTTTCCCACACCCGGACGTGCAGCCAATGCAATGAGAGCAGGTCTGTTCAGATGTGATGTGATTTTTTCTAAGTTTTCTATATGCATATATTTGGTTCTATTCATATGGCGTACACGCATCAATATTTCTCCAAGCCAATTCTTGCCCTCTTTTTCTCTGCATTTTTCACAGGTGCATTGTAGCCTGCCACGCAAAACGCAAAAAACTGACACGCAAAACGAAAAAAACGCTCCTGAACACCACGTTCAAGAGCGTTTTTTACTACCTATAAACGGCGTTTTACCGCTGTTTTATCCGTTCAATTTCTCGTCAATACTGGCAACGTGCCGCAAGATCTGTTTGAGTGTGTCATTATTGTTGGTGTCTTTTTCTGTGTCCTCATTCGGCTTGTCTGTGGTAGTTGTTGCATTTTTTGCAAATCCATTCAGCCCGGCAGCCTTGATGATCGCCGGATAATCCTGATACGCATAGTCCAGATCCACCTCGCCGACAATGCCGGAAACGCTGCCTTTCCAGCTGTACTGCCACAGCCCATAATTCCCGGCATAGGACGATCTGCTCACATCCACATGAGACAGAAACACGTCATACCGGCTTTTTATATCGTCCCCGATACAGCTTTCCAGAGCCGACTTGAACGTATAAATTGCCGCATAATACCCGGCAGATTCCAACGCACTGCAAAACGCCTGACACAGGGCATCTGCATTTTGCAAACTTGCCTGTTCTTCGATGTCAAATGCGATTGGATACTCGAACTGCTTTCCAGCCAGAGCAGACAGGCACACAGCAGCCTCCTGCCACGCTTCTGCGGCAGTTTTGGCGTAGCTGTACCAGTACGCACCGCAGGGAATTCCAAGCCGTTTGCACTCGCTGTAATTCCGTTCAAACTGCACATCGATCTGGCTGGATTCTTTCCCAAAACCAGCCCGTAAAATCGCAAAATCCACCTGCCCGGATGCCTTGACTTTTTCCCAGTTGATCACGCCTTGATGCTTGGAAACATCAATCCCTTTTGCCACAATTTCAGATGGTTGCGGCTGTGCTTTTGCAATGCCGAAATAGCTGTAGAAATTGTTTGTCACTGTGTTTGTGCCTTTGGTTTCATCACCATAATATCGGCTGCCGGTGCGTACATCCAGATGCACCGAAGTATAAGCACCGGTGATATTGGCAATGCCGCCGAAGCCCAGATCCTGAGCCTTACAGCACACCGTCTTTGCTGAAATTATGTTGCCCGACTTGTCGTAGCACACCACGTCCGCCGCCGTGCCTTTGGTATGCTGCCCTGCTCCGTTTCCACCAACTGCCTTGTCATGTGCTGCACAGCGGTAGCCGCTGCTGACGATGATCTTGCCGCAGTCCAACGCCATATACAGCCGTTCCAGCATCGAAATCAGCTGTTCCGACACCTGAAACGTGTGCGGAGAACTGCATTTGCAGCGGAATTCTCTGGCACAAAAATGAGGCGAAAGCTGCGGATTATCTTCATACGCATATTTTGCCATTTCATCAGCTCCTGAACTGCTTGAAAATCTGATTTGCTCCCGTTGCTGCCAGTCCGGACACAATGCCGACTGCTGCCGCAGACAGCACATCCTGCACCGGAAAATCCGGCATCCAGAACAACGCTGCAATTCCCAGAATGCCGCCGGAAATACCGCAGATGACCGGAATCCATTTGTTGTCCAGAGAAGTGACCTTCACGATCTCCGCCGCCAGATAGCAGATGATCGTGATTGCTGCTACTGCTGTAATACCCAAAACTTCCATCATGTTTCCTCCGTTCCTGTTGTTGCTTCATAGTCGCCGGAAAGCAAAACCAGCATTTCCGGCGTGAGATTCCCAGAAGCAAAGATTTGATACTGTCCGTTTTCCAGCTGTGCCGCCTGAATCGCCGCATCCCCCCAGCTGCTCCGCCGGATCGCCTTGCCGCTTTTCAGCTGCTCAACTGCCTCGATCAGATTCATAAAATAACCTCCTTAAATCGCTGTAATCGACCGGATCAGCGGACGGCTGTTGTTGCTCCGTCCGACCCATGCCAGATAGTATGTGCCTGTGGTGACACCTTCGCAGGGGGTCAGCGTGGTGATATAATCCGTGCTGTACAGCCACTGCAAGGACAGGTCAATATGGCTGCCCTCTGTCTGTGCCTTGCTGAGAATGTCCTCTGCTGTGCCGCTGTCCGACTGTACCAGCCGCATGATGCCGGTTTCTGTGCTGCTTGCCAGAAACCGCATGGCGATCTGTGTTGCCGCAGAGAGCGTCAGCGGCACAGTCGAACAGGTGTAGCAGGAATAATCCCATCCAAAAATAGAGGTGGAATAGTTCAGGGCATACTCATTTTTGCTGCTGCAAAAGTCCGGATATACCGCCGTAAACGCAGAAAGACTGTACAAGGTGTTATTGTGGGAAAGAAAGATTCCGTCCCGGTGGTCTGCATCAAAAATCACTGTTTTTTCGGTCGAGCCAGAGGGCAGCAGGGAAACCTTGTGTACCAGCAGATTCAGCTTTTCGTCTGCCGTTGCGATAATGCCACGGGCAACCAGATGCCCTGCCAGCAGGTCACGCTGGTGGTTGATCTCTGCAATGTACTGTGCAATTGTCGCCATTTACGCCGTCACCTCCACAATGTCCGCCAGAGCAGTTGCAATGTCGCCCAAAGAATCCTCTAACGCCGTGATTCTCGCCGGAAACTTGCTACTCAGATTCTCATAGTCCGCCGGACTAATGCTGTTCAGCGTTTCTATGTTGTTGTGGTAATGCTTGATGGAAACCAGCTGTGTCCACTCTGTTCCGCTGATCTTATTCAGTACGTCCAGATTGTCGTGGGTGTGTGCGGATTCCTCCAGATGCGTGATGGACAGCGTATGCTCCTGCAAGGTATACGTCAGGCTGTCGGACAGCTCCTGCACCTTTCCGTCCACATAGACCGTCTTTGCGTATGGGGTGAGGTCTACTGCCGCACCCTCTGTCAGCGTTACTGTGGTTGTACCGTTGACATCTGTGATGGTGATGGTCACCGTGCTGCCGTCTTTCGCCACAGCAGCAATGGGGGAAAAACCGTCTTTCCCGTCTGCACCGGTGTCGCCTTTTTCACCGGGAATGCCCTGCTCTCCCGGATCCCCTTTTTCTCCACGTTCCCCCGGTTGTCCGGCATCTCCCTTTTCGCCTTTCAAAGATGCCAGCCACTCGGATTCAGAACCGCTGTAGCCATGCTCTGCTGCAAGGAGATAGGCGGATTTTCCGTCCGCACCGTCACGTCCGTCTACGCCGTCTGCACCGTCTTTTCCGGGTGCACCGGGTTCGCCTTTTTCGCCGGGATCGCCCTTTGCACCCGGCTCACCCTTTTCTCCGGTTTCTCCCTTTTCACCGGGAACGCCCTGCTCGCCCAGATCGCCTTTTTCTCCCGGTTCGCCTTTTTCACCACGAGCCGGCAGACCACTGTCTGTATACGCTCCGCTGTCGGTATCATACAGCCACCATGTGCCGTTGCGGATCTGCGGCAGCTGTACCGAAATTGTTCTGGTTTCCGTCAGGATCCGTTCCATTTCTTTCAGTGCTTCCTCGATAGCGTCCACACCGCCGCTGTATTCCTCCAGCACAGAGGCTTTCACCTGCATGGGCGTGACCGTGTATTTCAGAATGCGGTCGCTGTTGTCATAGCAGACGATCTCCAACGCCAGCATACCGGAAACCGCAGTAAATGCCGGAGACACGTTCCACGTCAGCCGGATCTCTGTTTCCATGACTTCCTGCGAAAGTGTTTCCAGTGCCAGATTCCCGGCACTGTTGACACCACGCATCACAAACAAACAGCCGGACAGATCGGTTTCCTGATAAAATCGCTCTACGGAAAAGACAAGCTTGTCCGCATACTTTTCTCCGGCAGTCAGCAGATGTGCCACATGGCTGGTGTCAATGAATTTCTTGTTTGCCTGCAATATCATGTCTTACCCTCCCAGTTTCTGAACTCGTTTTTCCAACGCTCTGCATCGGTTCCGTGCTTCTTTGCGGACTTTGTCGCCCTTGGAAGAACGGATGCAGTCCGCCATCACACGACTGTCCTCGCCGCCGCAGGAAAGCTTTGTACCGCCCCGAAACGTCCATTCGATGGCAGTGATAATGCTGTCGTAGCTTTTGGCAGTGGTTTCGTGAAAATCCCGATAAGAAAGCTTGATTTTTTGCCCCAGCTGGAACCGTTTTGTACTGTGTACGGTGCAGGAAAACGGACGCACTGCATACTGGTTTCCGGTGTTGGGAGAATACCTTGCGAGCCACATAGAATAGGGAATGGTATTCAGTCCATAGCCGCTGCTGAATACAAAATCCTTTGCGAAACCGTCCAGAAACGGATTGGATTCGATCAGAAACCGCTGAAAAGAACTGGTGCTGTAATCCGGTGAACTATGCCTTGTCCATGCCCATGCAGATTTATCGTCTTCCAACTCCACACGGGCATCTGTACGCAGCATATGGATCTCATAATCTGCCACCTCACAGGAATCATATTCCATTTCCGACATTCCAACACTGGCATTTCCGTGATAACCGTTCCCGAACTGTCCCAGTTCCAAAGCTCCGTCCTCCGGTCTGGCATAAATGAATCCAAATGCAAGTTCGGACAGATAACGGTAAAAATCCCGTGGACAGTCAGAATCACTGTTGCTGTTTTCTGCACTCAGATAGAACCTTGCCGGATATATGGTCTGCGACCACTTCCCGTCGATCTCTGCATAAATTCTGTCGTTGCAGTACCTGCCATAGGTTTCTCGTCTTGCCTTGTCATACGCTTTCCAGTGCAGCATCTCTTTTACGCCAGTCTGGGACTGGATAAAGGTATTGGTGCAGTCTGTCAGATATTGCAGCCAGCCGCCATATTCGGTTCCGTTTTCGTCCCACTGGTCGATTCCGATCCCGATGTTTTGCCACTTGTCTGCAAGCACCTTTCCGACAGCTTTGACGGCAGATTCCGATGTGCTGTTATAGCTGGACGTATCCAGCCACCCCACGGCATCCTGTGCGTTAATAGAAAAGATCTCGCCCACACGGGTGGCATCAGTGACCCAGAACGTGCCGATGCTGCTCCATTGGGCTACATCATTGTACTTGGAAAACACTTTCAGTTTCGCTCCACGCACCTGAAATGTGGTCATTCCCGGAATCTTTGCCTGCATGGAGAACGTGGCAGCATACACGCCGCCGATCTCAAATGTGCCGTCTGCACAACACTGCCGCTTACCGCTGGCAGAAATGATGCTGGATTCTGTCAGCGTGGTAGCAAGAGCATAGTTTCCTGTTGTATAATTATACTTGTATACTTCTACCCGAATAAATTCTGCAATGATCATGCCTCGCCCTCCTGAAAATCCGGTGCATAAACACGAATGCGGTATATTCGTTCCAATGTGCACCCACCGTATGTATAATGCAGATAGACACAAAATTCTGTTACAATGCCGGTCAAAGCCATGCCGATTGTCCCAAATTCATTCGTCACATAATCGGTAATATCGTGTCGCTCTGACCAGCCATTCACCCCATCAGCTTCTACGGTGATCTTGGAATCTGTCGGGAAAGTATGTGCTGCCTGAAATCGGATATAGATTGATTTTTCTGCTGTTTCCTCTGCATTTGCAGTGTAAGGCGGTAACTGCACAGAACCGTCTTCCAGTTGTTTCCCAGAATCCGTAAGCTGTACGATTCCAATACTGGTATCTTCCGGAGATTTTACAATCGTAAGACCGCACGCTCCGGAAGGATTGGCTACAATATAGCAATTCGGAAAGCTGGTTACAGCACCTGTTTGATCTAATATTACAGGAACTGTAATCTGATAAACCTGCATCTTTCGGGAAACAAGTTTTATAGAAGCATCACCGTCAATATAGATGCGAACTCCGCAATTTCCCAACGAACTTGTATATCCGGACACCATTAGGCTTTCCGCATATGCCGTACCATTTCGCAGGATCCGCATGAGGTTTTGCAATTCCTTTTCGCTGTTCACTTCAAATTGCAGTGTTGTTTTCTGTTCCGCTGCTCCTGTACTGTAATAGATCTGCGTGCCATCGGCAGCACAGAATCGTTTTCCTAACGGGGTGATGCCCACAGAATCCTCTGCAAGCTGACACACATTTTTTGCCAATGTCCAACTGCCGCCCGGCGACTTCGCCCAAATATTCACAAGTCTCATATGGTTTCTCCTCCGCTTCGTGCATTGGCGATCTGTGCCGCCTTGACCACAACGGTTTCCAGCTGTGTGCCGCCGATGTTCACTGGAATGATAATATCTCCGTTCCGCTGCGGCTGCCGGTATTCCTCCGCCGCTGTCTTCTCCGGCGGATTGTACTGCACTGCCGTTCCGGCAGTTCCCATGCTGGAATATCCCTGCATCTGTACCGCAGAATCCAGCTGCATTTGCAGCCGGTCTGTGTCCACCTTGTCCATCATAGCATCCAGCGAACGGTTCAGATCATCGGCAGTGTCGCCTGTGGTGTCTTCCATACCTACGGCAACGCCGGGCAGTAAAAATTTACCCACAGTGTCACGCATCAGTTTAGACGGGGAATTGATCCCGAAAAAGTCCTTGAATCCGTCCCAGATCTGTCCGGCAACGTCCTGCACCGTATCCCAGATGGCAGAAACGCCTTCGATCAGACCGTTGGCGATGCCTTTCAGGATGTTGCCGCCCAGTTCCAGCCAGTCCACTTCGGTGATCGCATCCCAGATCGCTCCCCATATCTGGGGAATCGCTTTCAAAAGATCCGGAATTGCTTTGATCAACCCGGAAGACAGACCATACATCAGCTTGATTGCTGCTTCAATGATCATTGGCAAGTTGTCTATTAGTCCTTGAAACAGAGCTGTGACAATTTGAATGGCTGCATCGATCAGCTGTGGCAATTGTTCGATCAGTCCGTTGACAATGGCAAATATCATATCAATTGCCGCTTCGATCAATTGCGGCAGATTGTCCAGAATGCCATTGACTAATGCCATAATGATCTGAATGGCGGCATCGATCAGGAGAGGGAGATTCTGGATTATCATATCTGCAAGTGTCATGATAATCATAATGACCGCTGTTAGAATCGTGCTGACATTGTCTATCAGACCGCCTACCAGAGCGTTCAGGATCTCGATAGCTGCCACGATCAGCGTGGGCAGATTCTCCACGATCACATTGACAATGGCTAGAATGATCTGCGGCACATACTCCATCAGTGCCACCAATCCCTCGGACAATCCGTTGATCAGCGTGGTGATCAGCTGCACCGCAATGGGCAGCAGATTCGGCAATGCCTGTTGAATCGCTGTAATAATGCCGTTCAAAAGTGTCTGTCCTGCTTCCAGTAATGCCGAAGCATTTTCCGAAATGCCCTGGACGATGCTGTTTAGGATCTCTGTTCCGGCACTGAGAATGCCAGGCAGGTTTTCCCGGATACCGGAAAGAAATTCGCCCAGTATCTTCTTACCAGCTTCCACCATGCCGCTGGATCTGCTGCCGATGGAGTCGATCACACTGTTGATGCTTTCAAATAGCCCGTCAAAGATCCCGGCAGCATCTCCGCCGTTCATCACATTGATGATACCGGAAATGGCATCTGCTGCTCCGGCAGACAGCGTGGACTTCATATCCAGAGAGAAACCGCTGACAGTCCGTTTCAGTCCCTCTACCGCACTGCCGATGTCATCATACTTGACCTCGTCGATCTGTCCCAGTGCATCATACGCCACACCGGACGCATCTTCCATGTTTGCCAGCATAGGTAGCAAGTTCGCCTGTAAGTCCTCGAACTGTGTGCCGAACAGGTCAATGGCAGCTTGGTTTTTCGCCACCGGATCGGCAATGCTGTCCAACGCCTGGACAGTCTGGAAAAACGCTTCCTGTGCCGTATCGCCGCCAGCCGCAAACCGCTGTGCCATGTCATCTGCATTCATGCCGATCATGGCGAATCCCTCTGCGGTGGACTCGCTGCCGTCCTTGCAGCGGATATTGAATTCCTTGACCGCATCGCCCACCTTGTCGATGGAGAACGCTCCGGATTCTGCACCGGAGATCAGACTCTGGGTAAACTGCTCTGCGGAAAGTCCCAGTGCCGCATACTGTGTGGAATACTCATTGAGGGTGTCCAGCAGATCGCCGTTCTGATCGGCACCATTTTGTGCTCCTGCGGCAATGAAATTGTATGCTTCTTCGGCACTGATCCCGAAGTTGTTCATGAGTGCCGATGCAGCACGGGTGCTTTCGTTGACTTCATAGCCGAACGTGTCGCTGAGTGCCATAGCACCCTCTGTGGCAGACTGCAATTCCTCGCCCATCAGTCCGGTCTGCTTTGTGACCTCTGCCACGGCATTGGCGGCATCCTCATAGGAATCCCCGAAGTTATTGCCGTACACATCCTTGACCACATCCCGAAGCCCTTCCAGCTCCGCTCCGGTCGCACCAGTCGAAGAGGACATCTGATTGATCGCCTTGTTGAACTCGTCCCCGGAGGAGATCATATCGCCAAATGCAGACAGGGCTTTCTTTCCCATGTCAGAGAGCAGATTGCCCATTGCCACAGATGCTGCGGAGATCGTCCCTTTCATGCCTTCAACCTTTTGGTCAAAACCGCTGGTATCACCGTCAATGGGGACTCTGATGCTTTCATCTGCCATATTATTTCACCACCTCCGAAAAAACGGCACTCTCACATACCGTAAAAGTGCCGCTATTTATACGCTTCTATCCAAAAAACGCGCCGCATTGATAGCCGTCCAGCTCCGGCTGCGGAATGCGGATGCGATCCTGAATCTTCCGGATCCGCAGCCGTTCGTTCTTGTCCTTGATCTCCGCCAGATTCACGCTGCGGTATCCCATCCGCTGCTTAATTGGCGTTTCGTCCGGAAGGGCATCAAACAGCCCCAGAAACAGATGCCAGTGCATCTGCTCCACCTGCTGCAAGTCCATGTGATAGACTGACAGGAACGCAGCATACACATAGGCTGCATCATACTGCCATGACAGCACCCGGTCTGTGGTTTTGCGTCCGGAATGCTCCTGCCGCTGTTCCGGCTGCTCCTCGGAGCGTGTCGCAAACCCGATGAGAGCTTCCAGAGCCTCCTCCAGACAGGAAAGCGGCGGCTTGTCGATGTACCATTCCAGCATCAGCAGCAGCTTTTCCCGTTTGGAAAGACCATCGTCCTCCTGCATATCATAAAACCGCAGCCAGTCCCGATAGTCGGTATAGATCCGGTATGCCTTGCCGTCTACTGTTACCGTGTCCGGCAGGGCATCATACAGCAGATTCATCGTCTGCCGCCTTTGGGCAGATACTTCTTTTTCAGCTGCATGGATTCCGCCTGGGACTGTGCCGCCTGCTTTGCCACAAAGGTCAGGAATTCTCCGTACACTGCCGTATACCGCCGTGCATGGTCTGGGATGCCGGCAAAGATCTGCTCCGCCGTACCCTCGCCAAAGAGCGTGTCATAAAAGGTACGAAACGCCTTGCAGTATGCCCGGATGTATGCTGCCGCACCGGCAGACTTGTCCTCCGGCACATCCTGCTCCAGCTGTGCCAGAGCAGCCTCATACTTTTCCACGGTGTCCGCTTCCTCAATGTCCAGCGGCAGCTCCAGTCCGTGGATATGCCAAATCGTCAGATCTTCTTTCATCGTTCATTCCTCCATAAGATGAATTATTCAATTATAGGCTCCCCTGAAAGGGAAGCTGGCAGCCGTAGGCTGACTGAGGGGTATTTACGAAGCACTGCACTTAACGGCATAGGTATTAGAGCCCAGTGTGCCGTTTGTAACAGTAATGTAGATATAGTCGCCTTCCTTGACGGTAAATGCCACACCAGAATTGGTAATGGACGAAGAACTTCCGTTGCAGGAAGCTGTAATACTAAATGTGTCACTCTCCGCTGCTGCATACACACTCAGAGAACCGATCTTGCTGACCGTGTACTCTGTAACAGACGGCTTGAAGGTCGGTTTCAGCAGATTCTCGCTGCCATAGGAAACAGACAGCGTTTTCAGTACCGGCTTGGTGTGAGAAGAAAGTGTAATGGTCTGAAAATCATCGGTGCTGTACACCGTGACATCCTCCATTTCGCCCCTTGTCTTAAAGTTGCCGGAATAGGTCATGCAGTCTGTGGTGTCGCCGTCTGCATCCGGAATGACGGCATAGTCACGCATCTTTGCCGATGCCGCCCAGATGCCGCTGCCCCCTTGCTGTGCTGTGGTCATATCCACATTGATGATAGAACGCACCGCATCCTGTCCCAGCAGCTCGTTCTCGTGAATGTTGATAATGTCATCTGTCACAGGATGTTTTTTGTAGCGATCCAGTGCATAGGCAATGGCAGTGTTATAGCCGGTAATATCCGTCCGCTTGAAATCCTCGTCCACATACTGCCGCTCATACTCTGTGGGATTCTTGGACGTGGAGAGGCTGGTGAAGCCCTCCATGCGTGTATAGGCACTCTGTCCCGGCACATGATAGAATGCCACCTTGCCGGTACGCAGTACAAGGTCTGCGTTTTTCAAATTCTTACCCATGTGTAAAATACCTCCTGTCCTGATAATACATCAGTCGTAATTGGATCTGATAGCGAGCCGTATCATCGCCGGTGTCATAGGCATAGCCGCTGGAAACAATGTCCATGCGGTATGGTGTCCGATAGTCGCCCAGTTCCGGAAAGATACCCTGCCAGTTGTTCCGCTCGATCCAGTCCGCAAAGTCCTCGTAGAAACCGGAATTGGCGATGTTCTCCAGCACCCTTTCCCCGTACTTCTCCCGGCTGGCAAAGACGAACAGAAACTGCCGCTTGTCGCTGCCGTCCGTGTACTTCTGCACCACTGGTTCACATGGTGTAGTGTCCACAGTATAGCCGATGGTGTCCGCCTCCAGCTGGTCTACGCCTAAGATCGCCCCGTCATGGAGCAGCGGACAGCCGGCAATGTACTCCCGTATCGCCGAAATGATCGCCATTCTATCACCCCTTTGCAAGGATACGGGCGTTTTTCAGAATGAGCTTGCCGTGGTCTGCCCATGCCCGAAGTGCCCACTTTTTCCCACGCAGCCCACGGGATACGCCGGCATACCACTGCACCGCCGCATAGGGTGTTTTCCATAACAGATACCCTTCCTCCGGCTTGCTGTGAGAAATGCCGGAATCCCGGAGCATTCCGGTGTCAAACGGCACATAGGGATCACATTTCCGCAGCAGTTCATTTCCCACAAATTCCTGTGCCTGCTGTTTCAGGACTGCCGATTTTGCGTGAAGCTGCTTGGTATTAAAATGGATACCCACCTTGATGATCATACTGCCGTCACCTCCAGATGCTGCACACCGGCAGAGCCATAGCGAAAGTCTTTCACTTCCATGACCGTCCGGCATTCCTCCGGCGGTTCTGCGGCGGTGCATCTGCCGCAGAGGATCCGGTCGCTCCGTTTCGGGATATAGCCGGATACCGATGCCGCCGGAATGATACACAGCACGCTGTCCTGCTGCTTCATAGACGTGCCGCTCTGGCTCTGTCCCTTCATGTCCTCCCAGTAGATCGCAGGGAAGAAGTGCCGCACATACTGCTCCATGCGGTCTTTTCCCACCGTTCTCTCAAATACCGTGCAGCCGATTTTATTGGTAAACATATTCACACTCCTCTGTACAACAGCCCCGAACCACCCAGATACCGGATGCAGATACTTTTGAGATAGTCCTGCAAGCCGGATGTTTCTCCGTTTAGAAGGGCGGAGATGCTTTCTGTCGGGGTAGCGTAGCTGACACTGTACGCTCCGATGGTCTCCGCCGTTTTCAGACCGCTGCCCTCTGCACCGCCTGTGCCGTATGCCTGATAGGTGACGATCGCCTCCGCCAGTGCACAGCAGCATTTCCGGATGCGGTCTTCCCACGGAGCAGGAACGCCGTCCAGCAGCCGCCCGAATGTCACCATGTCCAGATACTCGCTTGCCCGTTCTGCCGCCCGACCGAATGCGGTCGGATCCCGGATCATACTGCCAAGATAAAAATCCTGGTAGTATGGAAAATCAGCATATGCCATGCCTTACGCCTCCACTCTCTTGACATAGACCGTCTGCGGCTTGGAAATACCGATGCCGTAGACCTTTCTGCCCTGTACGGCAGAAGAACCGATATACTCGTTGGTCAGATTCTTGACGGCGACCGGAACAGACCACTCCTGCACACGGTGGCACCAGTTCGGGTGACCGCAGATGAATTCCGTGGTGGTTTTCTTGCCGGATACCAGCTTGCTGTCCTCAAACATGGTGTTGTTGGACTCGAAAACATTGTAGCCGGCGATTCTGCCCACCACGCCGGACTGCACCAGCTCCTGAGACAGATCACCCTGCTTGACGAAACGATCATCAGTCAGCAGCACCTCCATAAACTCCGGAGATGCCAGCAGCCAGCGTTTGCCGTCATTGGGGACACCCATACGGGACTGTACACGCTTTGCCGCCAGTACCTGCTTGTATGCCGTGCTGTCGGTGCAGGCAGTCTTGGATGCTGCCACAGTGATGCCGGCGGTCTCCTCCAGAGCACGGACAGACTTGGTGTCCATGGACAGCCCCAGAGAATAGCCGGCACTGTCCAGACGCTCTGCGGTGATGCCGTCCGGCACGCTGGCAGCGTCATAGCCGTCGATCATCTCGTTGACCGCCTCGTCAATGTCGATGTTGATGTCAAAATAGGTGGTAGAGCCGGCAGAGATCGCAGCACCTGTCTGCTTGTCATACTTCTTGACCTCTACCTCGGTATCACGCACCGGCACCTTGACCTTGCCTGCCTTGGGATTTCCCTCATAACGGGGATTGAAGATCAGATTGTCCTTGGTGACCAGCGTATACCGCAGCTTCTCGTCCACCAGTGTCGAATATCGTTCCTGTGCAATATGTGCCATAACTTTTCCTCCATAATAAAAATAAATTCTACATTACAGGCTCCCCTGAAAGGGCACCCGTAGGGCGTGCCTTGTGCTGAGCTGGCAGCCGTAGGCTGACTGAGGGGTGGCACCGCTATAGCCTCCCCTAACAGGGCACCCGTAGGGCGTGCCTTGTGCTGAGATGTCAGAGAGGGGGCAGGCTCCTCTCCAAGAGGAGCTGTCACGAAGTGCCGGAGGGATTCTCCCTCATTTCTTCAAACTCGGATTCATGCCATAAAACGCAGCTTCCACGCCGTTCATGGCACCGGGCAGATTGCCGGACGTGGGGACAGCCGCACGCTCGCCGGGGTTCGGGGCGAATGCGTCTGCATGGGCGGTGCGGAACTGCTGCACCACATCGTCCGCCCCGATCAGCTTGTCACCGTCAAATTTCAGTTCCTTGGATGTCAGCAGATCGGTGACGTACTTTTCGTATACGTCATTTTTCAGCTGCAATCCCTTGACATACTGGGACAGCTTGGTGCGGTACTCGAATGCGGCACGGTCTGCCTCGGACTGCTCCAGCTTCTGCTTGTAGTCCTCCACGCTCGCCTTGATGCCGTCAATGTCCATGTCCTT